TTAGAAAAAGAGCGCATCCGCGCCTATGGCAAGTCCTTGTGTCTGGCGTGATTCTACCGCTTGGGCAGGCATGGCAACAGCTCCAACTGCTCCAACAAGGCCATTTTCATAAGCTTCCGCAAATGTCCTGAATGCGTCCGCGGCGTGAGAACACCTATTATGCAGGGGGGTATCCCGTTCAACACCATGTGCTCCTGCCGGGGCCTTCTGATAATTCTCCAGGGCATTTACGCCAGACATATATTCCACTCCGTCAATTTTCAGGGGCCGGGAGCATCGTTCATGAAAAATGCAATGATTCAGGAGGCGCCGTACCGCAAAAATACCATTCCACACATCGGAAATGCGCGGCACTACGGACACATTGAACCCTACTCGCCTCAAATACACGTCAAAGGTAATCCCGTGGGGATCTCTCCTCCCTGCGTCGTGGGGAACCAGATGTTTGTAAATGGGGCCAAACATCACTTCCCACTTCGTGCGGATGAAATTGATATACCACTCCAAGGGCTTTTCATTGGCCTGCAAGCAATCCATCACGTAAAACTTGCCGTCTCCCCTCACCTGCCAGAGCCAGAGAACCATATAATCAGCCATGCCAATATCCCAGGACACATAATAGGGAGCCAGATCATCCTTTTCAAACTCGGCGCATAGTCGGCCCTTGGAACGTAATGCGTCCATGTAAGAACCATAAATGGATCCCTCCACCAATGCCTGAAACGCCTCTTCCGGCGTGGAAGGATATTCCTGACGGACCAATCCTCCAAATGTCTTGTATTGGGAGGCGTACCAACGCTTCTGGGCATCATTCAGGGAAATGCCGCACCTTAACCTCAAATCCTCGAAATACTTCTGTAAATCCTCCGGGAAACTGCATCCATGCTCATCATCAGCTTCAAGGAAATACTCCGGATTCTTCCACCAGGGAAAGAAAAAAAACTTCCAATCCAGGGAAGAAAGAGGTTTGCCGACCATCTCCATGGACGCCTTGGTCATCTCGTAATTGAGGCCAAACTTTCCTCCCTCATGGGTGGATTCCCGGACAATCACGCCGTCTTTGGAAACGGCGTTCATGGCCCCTGTCACAATCTCGCGGGCCCTCAGAGGGGCATGGGCCGCGACGTATCCAAGTTCCGAGACATGCAAAAACTGAAATGTTCCGCCGCGGAGAGATGTGCCGGCTGTAATTTTACTCCCATTGGAAAAAGACACCGTCGTTTTGGAAGGCCTGGCTTGAATCTCCCCTTTGATGAGGCGTCCTAATTCGGCTATGGCAAGGTCTTCTTCCGTGGGATCATCCGGTACATAGTCCAAACTCCTGTAAGCCAACTCAATTTTGCCAATCTTGCCTGTCCCATCCACCAAAGTCTTATCAATGATACCGCAATGGAAATTGGGCCGGAACAGGCTCATATCCAGCATCAGCATGGCCACATACGTGGAAATGCCCAGCTGGCGCGCTTTCAGAATGTCATTCCTGTACCATAACTGCTCATGAAGCCGCCGCTGGGCCCAATTCAACTGGAACCTTTGCATCTTGCCCTCTTTATTGATAATCCAGTACAGGTGATTTAACCTCCACACGCGGTCGGAAAGCTGTTCTTTCAGAATCTCTATATTATTATCCATTATGCCTGAATAGCTAATAAATTAAAATCGCGGTTGCCGGAAACGCGGATGCCCACCATGGAATCGTAATTCCAGCATCCATCAGCAACTAGAGAATGCCATCCCCTTGTTAAAAACGAAGACGGGGAACGGTCCAGTACATCCCAACGGGTTCCGTCAATGCTTACCTCAACACCATCCACCAGTGCGTCAGAGCCAAAGAAAAACATCACTCCGCCGCTATGCTGGCGGCGTCCAGCAGCTTCAAGAGAAATCAGGGCGTTAGTCTCCAGCACAGACACAAAATCCCTGCCTCCTGGATCCTGAAACTCATTACCCGGTGCCAGCACCTCAATAAACCGTCCATCCTCCCGCGACACCAGGGCAAACAGCAAATCCGCCTGATCCCCATTGGGCAAAACGGCTACCCCTTCGAACACCCCATCTGTCGTGTACCGGTGCCAGGCATGCACCTGGTGCATGCTATTATAAGTCATCAGCGCCAGCGCCCCGTCCCGGCGCACAAACACCGCCCGCGGCTCCGGCTTACGCACAAAAGCAACCCCCCGGCACCCGCCGCCGTCGGCCAGCACATGATCGGCGAACACCGTCAAATCGCGGGACACGAACCCGTCGCTCTCATAATCATACCCGTACTGATACACCCGTCCGCCGCCCCTCTCCACATACAGTACCTTATCGGTCGCCATCAGGGCCGGCACATCGGAAGACCCCACAAACCCGTGGCTGTCCGCCCGCGCGTTGGCGTAAGTCATCACCCCCTGGCCGCCGGACACCGCCCACTCCGCGTCCGCCGTCCCCAGCAGCAGCCGGGAACTCTGCGCCATCAGCCAGCAAATCCTGTTCTGCGTTGTGGTGCTCAACGTCAAAGCCAGCGCGGAATCATCCTGCTTCCCCACCTCGAAACTATTGAGGTCATCCGTCTTGCTCAACCACACCGTCTGCGGCTGGGCCTGCGTAGCGGCCAACACCAGGCGCTGCTGAAACACATCCACCAGGGAAGGAAACCCGTACACCCCCCGGAACGCCGCGAAACTCCACATCAACGACTCCCCGGACGGAGGAACCCCCTCCGGAACCGCGGAAACATTATCCCAAAGAGAATACTCCGCGGAAGCCGTCACCTCGGCCGCCTCCGCCTCCATCCACGCCGTGCAGGCAGGCACCTCCAGCTGCGTTCTGGCCCGCTGGCTGACGGATCCTCCCGGCCAGGTCTCCATCCTCACCACATAAACTCCGTCCTCCGGCACTGTAAAAGATGCCTTCTCCATCGTGGAAAACACAGGCATCAACGAATAAGAACCACCGTTGCCCTCGCAAAAAGAACACACATTCAACGTTGAATTCAGCTGAATCATCTGCCCGGAATAAACGCAGACAAACCCCTGCATCGACACGACTGTACCCGCCGGCAGAAAAAAACGATACATCTCAATCGCCCCCTGCGCAAACCGGTCCAAACTCACCTCTGCCTGCTCCCATTCCAGGCGCACCATGCTCCCGGCGCCGACATCATCCGTCGTCAACCCATCGGGCTTCACCGTCAGCGTCCGTCCCTCCCTGGACACCTCAAACCCACCGTCCACCTTGGCCCCATCAACCAACAATGCGGAAAAAACCGGCAGCCCCTTCTTCTCAAAAAAATCGCAAAAATCACTCCCCAAAGGCAGCGTCAACTTGCGCACGTCGCTGGTAGACAGGGAATGCAGCCGCAGCACCACATCCTTCTTATAAGCATCCACCACCAGCTTATTCCCGCAGGAATCAGCCGGAAACCCCTGGCTGGGATCGGAACCATTGGAAAGCTGGGACTCATACAACATCAGGCGCAAATAACACTCCTCCCCCGCCTCGTCCCCGGTCAGCTGCAAATTGGAAGCGGCCCCCACCGGGGAATTGGACGTCCCCAGCAGCTGCCAATCCTCATTCGGGAAACGCCGCTCCACGGCATACGTGCCGTACCACTCCTTATAACAATAAAACGTCCAGGTCCCCTTGCAGGTAATCGTATTGGAATGGCAAATCACACCCTTATGAAAATGCTCCGGATAATCCGCCGGAGACGTCAGGCTGTCCACAAAATCCTCCGCCCCGTTAAAATCCCTGTCGCACGTCCACCAGGACCAATAACTCCCCTCATTGAGGCAGAGCTTTTTCCCAGCCGTGAAAGCGCTGGCTGCCGTAAACGCCTTGGCAATCACCCAGCCCTGGCGAACCACGGCCCCCGTGCTGAACCCGGTCTGCTGGGGCACCGTCACCTGGACGCGCATCACATCCCCCTCATTCACCGCCGCGTCCGCATCGGACGCATGCTCCCCGAAAGACACCCTGTAACACCCCTCATTCAACGTCAGGCGCACCGGAAAATCCCGGAACTCCTCATACCGCCAGGGGCGGGCCTTAAACTCATAGGGAGCCAGGGAAAACATGCCCTCGTCATCCCGTTTCAGCACCATCAGCTCATGCGTGGGGCAGGCCAGAAACAACATGTTGTTCACCTGTTTGTGGCGCAAAGCGGAAACATCGTCCTGGCTCCACACGGAAGGCAGGGAGGCAACCACATCCCCCTCGGCGGACAACACGCGCAGCAGGGAAGGGGACACCTCAACCAGATACCGGTCATTCGTGGAATAGATGTAAGGCAGGATGATGGAGCCATCTAGGGCGGCGGCAATACGCCGGAACCCACGGCGTCGGGAAACGCCGCCCATCTGGCCCAGGTCCAGGTTCTCAATTTTGGAAGCCCCGCGGTGAAAATTATCCAAGTCCGCCCGGACGGCGGATGTAGGAGAAAGCTCGCCTCCGTTGAAAGCGCATCGAATCATGTACCATCATTACAACAAAACGAAGGAGGATGAATACAACCGTAACTTGACTAAATCTGTATGGTTAGATTGGTGAAATACTTTGACAATCGGGATATGAAGGGATTACATTTTCCTCTATGGCAGATCAAGAATCTTCTCCGAAAAAGAAACGTTCAAAGCGGAATTGTATGTATGGCTTGCTCATCATTGTCTCCGTACTTTTCATTGCATGGCCCTTCATCACATGGGGAAGTCTTGGTATAGCGGACTGGTTGTTTGAAGGAATCAATTTCCCAGAAACCTCCCGTTTCGGAATCAGTGGTGATATGTACGGAGGTTTAAATGCCTTGTTTTCCGGATCCGCTTTCATTTGTTTCATTTATGCTCTTCGTCAGCAGCGTTTAGAACTTCAACTTCAAAGAAGAGAATTGAGTTTGCAACGCAGGGAATTGAAGGCTCAATGCAGGGAGCAGGAAAGACAGGCTAATGAATTTGAACTTCAAAATAAGTTGATGAAAAATCAACAGTTTGAAAGTTTTTTCTATCAGCAAATTGTTTTTATAAAAAGTATTTATACAGAAAATAGAGCGCTTTTGAAGGGGCCGAATAAAAATATTGATTTTATAAATGATGTAATATCATTTATTAATGATATAGAAAAAAATATAATGGAATTTAAAATTGGTAATTATGGTGTTTCTTATTTTTATTGGATTGGAGATTGTATTTTAACTATAAGACCATGGATTGATTCTACGTACAATTTTATTTTGATGATAATAACCGAAGATTTCCTGAATAAAAAACAAAAAGAAAAATATTTATATATAATAAAAAATATGTTTCCGCAAAAAGATTGGGACTTGATATATTTTTTAGGTGTGATTTTTAAATATGATAAAATAAAGAATTATCTTTTATATAAAGGTCTATTTGAAAGGAATGACTTTATCGAAAGATTATCAGAAGATAATATACAATTCCTTCAAAACGAAATGAAGTTAAAAAGCAATCTAAGTTTGGAATCTTGTGAAATAGAACTTTAAACCAACGGTTCATTCCCCACGCCGTCTAGTAATCCTGGGCGGCGTTTCTTGTCTTCCGGCGCTTCCTGCTCGTCGTCAAACTCAATCGGAGCGGCTTTACCATTATCAGGATGTACAAGATGCTCCTGTTTCGTTCCGGCAAGTACTGCGGCAATCTTTGAAAGCCCTGGTACATCCACCGGTTCCGGTTCATTGTAACCGGCCAGCTTGGAAAGTTCCCTCACCGCCTCAATCTTGCCGGGCATCTTCTTGCGCATCCCTGAATCCGTGTAGGCAACCTCCTGGCATAAAGGAGAATCTTCGCCCACTTCTCCAATTGGTGTACGCAACACAGCAGTAAGAAACTCAAGGCATTCCTGCTTGGTGGCAATCGCTGATCTGTCCAAAAGGGCGTTCAATTCGTCAATCATTCGCAAAACTTCGCCATCTTTGGACAAACGGGATGCCGCCTTGCTGGCTGCGTCATTACTCATATCCTTGCGATTGTAGGCCTTACGATAAGCGTCCGCCTTGGACAATTTTGACTCAACCAAGAGCCTCGCAAACTCCTTCTTCTTCTCTGTGGCAATAGATGTTTTATCTCTCTTAGACATGATCTTTCATCGTTCGTGTGATAGCGTCTTCCAATCGTTTACGCCCTTGTGCCGTGAGGAAATAACCTTTTTTGAATCTGCCTCCATATTGGGAGGTAGAAACGTCTCCTGCACCGCAAAGGGTATTCAGATGAAAGCACAAACGGCTGGAAGATACGGAAACGCGGTTGGCAATTTCTCCGAACCGAATGCCGGGATTAAGACCGATGCAGGAAAGAATAGCGATCTGAACCGGAGACATTTTCAGCCGTGAAAAGGCTGCGGACATGATAGACATCAATTTTAACTCTGACTGCTTCATCTCCCTTCCTCCCTTCTCATATACCGTTCAAAACAATAATCCGGAGCATCCTTGACCCGGCACACCACGTTATTGCCGCGGTAGAGTCGTGAGGCAATCCGGGCGTCCAGATGTTCCCCGATATGCTCCGGCAGCAGGTTAGACGTGAGCATCGTCCATTTCCCCAGCCGCCCATCGACAACACGATTCAGGGCGGAAAGAATAGCGGGGGAAGTATTCTCCGCGCCAATATCATCCAGAATCAGCACGTACACCTCTTTAACCAAATATTCAATAAACGCCCAATCCCCGGAACGAAGCATGGAAACCACCTTCTGCCACTTCCAAAGCTGAATGGGTAACGTGGGGCGTGATTTAGTCAGCGCATCCCTGGCTGCCTCCGCCAGATGCGTCTTGCCCACCCCGGAAGCCCCCAGCAGGGACAGCCAGCGGCGCGGACGAACCTTATTCACCACATCGTTAATAAACCACTGCACTTCCCGGTGCATGGCCTGCACCTCCGGGTGAACGGACTCGTCAAACCCGCCCATATCGTACCGTACCGGCTTGTAACTGCGGACAATCCCGTCCTGGGAAGGCATCACGGAAACCTGCCCGGCCAAACGTTGAATATCATCCATCATTCGTACCTCCTTCCCGCGTTGGCGTCATTCCGCCCAGACGAACCTTGATGTCCCCGCTGCGCATTATTCGTGACCCAGGAACGGGCATACTTCCGGGCTGCCGGCTTCCAATCGGCAAGAGGAATCCCCTTGCTGTCCCGCCAGCCACGGGCGCTGAAATCATCAAAAAACGACTCTGCGCACCGTTTCAACTCGTCTCCCTTGGGAGCCATAAGCTGGGCCGCCATGAAAAGCCGCACTTCCTCCGCGTTCCACGGAAACTGCTCTATGCCTCGGCTTACAGGTAATTTCTTCGCATTCGCATCCGTCTTCGTCTCCGTCTCCGTCTCCGAATACGCATTCGCATAAGTAACGGGTTGAGGCGAATCGTTACGACCTGTTACGAATTTCCGCAGTTCGTATTTCTTGTCGGAAACTTTCAGCACTTCGTAACCGTTCGGAAGCGGCCATTTGGGCATAGACTTCCCCTGCTGGTCGAACCCCAGAATCATCAAGTATGGCTTCTCATTATGAGAATAAAGCAGAATAAGCCCCACGGCCTCACACGCGGAGAGGCAGCGTTGAATATTGCACTCGCTCATCTTGTCGAGTTGGAGAGGATACAGCGCAGAACGGAGAATGGGCGTCCTGGCGTCATAAAGGCCGTAATCGTCTGCCACAGACATCAAGCGTCGGTAGAACACCTCGGCCTCCCACGAAAGAGAGGCGACGCGTCCTGATGTCAAAATAGCATCTCTGATCAATCGTGTTGGCATATCAAAAAAGCGTCAGTTGGGGGTTGTAGTTCATCCACAGGCATTCCACGCGTGGACTGCTCATGTTGGAAATAGTCTTGGTGGTATCCTTGTGCCAGCCCTGCAGGGCGGAGTTGTAAAGCTCATTGTCATAGCCGGACAACACAACCTTACCCCGCAGCGTGATCAGGACGTTGAGCAAGCGCCGGTGATCGTCCTTCGTGTACTCATGGCTGTATCGCCCCGTCCTGGTGCGCGTGTCTGGCATGTAAGGCGGGTCAACGTAGTGGGCTTTTTGCTCTGGCGTCAGTTTCATGCGAGCCTCCTTTCTAAGATGTCTGCTTGCTCGTCAGTAAGGTACTGCCAAGACTGCGGCGGGCGGGTCATGCCGATGTCAGAGAGCGGCACTGTGGAAATCCTCACGGGGTCTTGGATGCCCCAGACATAGCAAGGCAGGTAATTCCGCAGGTGCTCTTCCGTCACGCAAGCATTCTTAATGGCCAATTCTAAAATCCCCTTTGGAGGATATAAATAAAGTGAAGCAGTGACAACTAAACGGCACTTGCCGATGATGGCCCGTTTTCCGTCTTTCCCGGACTCGTAGAGCCACAGCGTTACGGAGTCGCCTTTTTTTAAGCGCGGTACGTTTTTCCGCAACTCCCATCTCTTTTCGCCGGACAGAATTTTTCCGGAGAAAGGCTGCCTGACGGATAAGAGGATGTTAATCATTGATCCCTCCTTTCAAACACGATTTCCACCTTGCCGGCGCGGGTCAGGTCATGCACGCGGTCAATCCCGGCACAATCCAGCGTCCTATCGTCAATCCCCATAGCCTTGCAGGCCCCGTCCAGATACGCCTTGCAGCGTGCCAAGCAATTATCCGCGTCTGGCTTCGGTCCCTTGAAAAACCAGACCACCCGGTAATGCGTCGGTTGCATCCTCCGGCCATTCAGGGCTTCACAAGTCCTGCCCCAGGCTATATTCCGGGCGCGGCTCTTGGCAGCCGTCTTCTTGTAACCGGCCACAATGGCCCCCCTCTGCGTGAGAGGGGCCTTCGCATTGGGGGACAAACACCGCGGCGTGTGGGGCAAAGTAATGGTCAGCGTGGTCATCATGCTACACCTCCTTCCCATCCCTTTTTAAGTTCCCAGCGCGGAATGCGGAAATACCGCGGCAAGGCCACAGCTCCCGGATAAATCCCCGTCGCCACGCACTCGGCGTACTGGCGCAGGGCGGTCATATACTGCCCCCGGTAATGCTCCAGGGCCTCCTGATCCATCCGCACCTCGGAAATGCAATAGGGAGCTGCCGACTCCATGAACACAAACATGAAAATCCGGCGTATCCCGAAAATCGCCTCATACAAATCGCAATACAAGGCAGCCTGCCAGCCGTACCCGTAGCGGGCCATATCCCGGTCAATCAGGCCGGAATCCTCCACGGGCGTGGAAGTCGTCTTCATATCAATAATCGGCATCTCTTCATCGTGAGGAAGAATGTCAATCATCCCCGTAATCGTAATCGGAACCGGAGGCTTGTCCGGCGCGTACTCAATGAGCAGCGTCTTATACATCGCCACCTGGGAATCAAACGAATCCCCCAGCACCAGTCCGTGTTCGGTTCGCAGGTAATTATTGAAAATCCCCACGGCCTTCTGCGCTTCTGCGTACTCTTCCGGCGTCAGCACGGCTCCCCCACGGTCGGCAAACGCCGCCCAGCGGGCTGCTTGCCCGTCGTCCTGCTTCGTCTTGGACACGGAGCCGTTCTTATTCACCCCCGGCAGCCACTCTTCCACGAGATACTGACTCTGGAACTGATCCGGCGTCAGGGCCAGACAATCCACTAGGGAACCAAACCGGAACCCCTGGGAAACCTTCTCAATCCCTTCATCCTGCCGATACTTCCATTTATAGGGATTCCGGGCGAAATCCGTCAGCATGGACTTGGAGACACAGTGAGGAATCCCCTTCTTGGAATCGTGGTACGCCTGCGGATTATCCACCCGGCCACAAGCCTCGCCGGAAGTCGCAAAGCCCGATAAATCTAAAACATTCATAGCTAAAGATCCTTGCTATCCTGCATGCTTACTTCCCGGAGGCCCCCACCCAGGCAACCACCTGGTTGAAATTCGCCACCAGCCACTCCAGCGTCTTGGGCGGGAACGTCTCTTCCCGGCTGGCTCCCTGCACGTAATAAATCTGCCGGCCCCGGCAGAAATTCACTACCTGGGGCATCGTCACGCCGTGGTCTCGCAGCAGTTTTTCCAAGTCTGCCACGCTCACGGCAGATTCCGGTTCCAACTTCAAATCATCAGTAGGAGTGGGCGAAGAAACCACTTCCGGTTCAAGGGGCTTTTCTTCCTGCCTGGATGCCGCCGCCACTGGCGGAGGTACAGCGGCGCCCGCAAGAGGATTGCCGGCCTTCGGCTTCTGCGTTCCGGCTTCCGGAGTAGCATTCCGCATTTCCCGTCCGTCTTCTACTTCGCCGTCGGAAATAATCGTGTCGGTCAGGTGGGAATAAAGCCATGCCTTGGCCTTCCGCTCGGCCTTGCCAATAATGGCATCCTGGCTCATGCCGTTATTTACACGGATACAGAACTCAAGAGTTTCGGAAGCGGGAGCCCCCTTGAATTCCCAGCTCATATCTACCCTCACCAAACCTTCCCGCTCAATCTTCTGGTACTCCTTCCCGCTCTTGCTGATGCCGGAAGTGGAAGACTCTTTGATTTCGGCGGGATGGTAAACCATCTTCAAATTGGTCAGGCCTTCCAGGTTCTTCAACAGGTAGGTCATGCCTTCCTTGGTCACATACGTGCGCCCGGCAAGGATATTCCACTGATTACCTACCGGAGAAAGGCCCATGCAGGTGGCCACAATCAGGCATTCCCTGACCGCATCCACGCCATAGGTCACGCCTTCTTTGTATTGTGTCGCAGCGCACTCGTCCGTGCGGAAGCCGAGCTGGGAGCCTTTCAGCTTCATGATGGATTCCATGATGGGGGGAGTCAGGGCGTCGCGCAGCCGGTTCATGGCAATGCCCATGTTGATGGCCTTTTCAAAGCTGCCCTTGCAGCTCAATGCCTGCTGGGCTTCCAGGGCCAGATTGTCCAGGCTGACAGCCAGCTCGGTGGACTTGGAGGGATCCATTACTTTCTCTTGCCGTTTGGCTTCACTTGGTGTATTCATAACTCGTTACTTATTGTAATTTTGTAGGTTGCATTTGTAACAGGCCGGGAGTCAGGGCCAACTGACCCCGGCCAACTGAATCAGTCTTCGCATTCCTCGCACTCGCATCCAGCGATTCCGTGCATGGTGGCAATGGGATTTAAGCCAGCTCTCCTATGGGCCTCCTTAAAAGCAAGCTTCACTCCCAAAGAAATAGTTTCGGGATTGCCGGAGAAACAAGTTCCGGAGGCTGCCAAGTAGCCACGAGCCGCAAGCCATTCCGTACTTTTTGCGCCGATCATTTCCGTAACAGCTTTGCAGGTAGAAGTCCTGCTGTTCACACCTTTACCCTTCTCAATCTTGATATGCAGCAGGACAGGGGTCTTACACTGATTCACAAGCTCTTCCAGGAGGTCATACACTTTTTCAATCATATCCACGGTGACGGGTGTTTGTTCGGCTGCTGGATCGCAGCAGCAGGCTTCGTCCGGCGTGCAGTTCTGCGTATTATCTTCTTCGGTATTGTCCATTGTATTGGTATTCTATTGGTTATTGCTTTCCACGATCCGCGTGGGGCGGGACGGTTTTTCCAAACCGTCAAAAGCTTTCATGGGAGTGGGAGACTCCGGGCAAAATCCGGAATGCGGGCTCTTGCCGGCCTGCAGCTCGGCGTTATCCAGCTCTACCGCTAGCCAGAACAGGCACGCAGCGGAAAGACCAAAGGAGCAGGCCCCCAAGAACTTGAAAAAGGTATTCATGCCGCAGCCCCCTTTCTTCTTCTGCGCGGGGGAAGAATATTCATATCCACTCCATTCACTTGAGGCTTCTGCGTATAATCCTGCTGGTGGATATAGCGCCATACAGACAGGGCAGGGAACTCATAGGGGCATCCGGCGCTTCCTGTTCCGGGCAACGCCTGAATGCTGCCATCCTGGACAAGGGCAAGAATGCGCTCTCTTCCCCAGCCCGTCATGAACCTTACGTCATCCAAAGTGACAACTACCTTGCCGCGGAAGGCGGCAATCGCCTGCGCCTCGTCGGAATCAGGCAATAATCCCACGCCCGCCGCCTCCGGGGAGGAAGGAACAGGAGAAGAAGCAGCCTCCTTAAGCACCCTGGCTATGGTTTCCAGGGCCTCCGCCAGACTCTTCAACGTTTTTTCATTCGTGCTCATGTTCGGTTAATTAAAATGGCCGCCCGGACGGGCGATTAGTTAAAGCTCGTGCCAGCCGAGCAGCTTCAATTCTTCGATAAGGGCTTCTTCCATAATTCAGTCGTCGTAGTGGCCGTCGGGGTTATCGCACTGCTCGGCGTGATCCACCTCCCACTGGTCAATCGCTAATTCCAGCTCGTCCTTGAGGCCCTCCGCTTCCCGGATGGCGACGTATTCGCCATTCACCCGGATGCACCGGTCTTCGTCGTCGTATTCGATAATCATGCCCGCTCCTTTCTCATCTGTTCCAGGGTTCTGTTCACCTGGCGTATGATGTGTTTCTCTCCCAGGCTGATACCAAGCATCAGCGCGGACAGGTAGCCTGCCAGGTTAAGCAGCGTCACAACAATAAATTCAGTCCAGTTCATCATTAGTTATTTGTTGGAAATTGGTGCTACCTGCTTTCGCTTTGAGGGATAGAGTGCTATGAATATGGATTTCGTATTCCCCTGGCAGCATTTATGATTGTGAAATAGTCTTATTTTATTATTATTAGTCCGCTATGAATATGGAAGAATATCAATTTCAGCAATTTGTCAAAGAGTCCCTTATAGATATAAATGGAAAAATCATTCAACTGAAAAAAGATGTTGATGAATTAAAGAAAAAAACAGCAAGTAAATCTCAGGCCGAAATTATTGATCGCAAGTTGTCCGCAATTCTATCGCATCTTCGAATTCCTTTCTTTGGGTAATCAGGCATTTGCCTTCTTCACTTCCAACTACAAGAAACTCCGTTCCATGTAGAGGTTGCGGAGAGATGGAATATTGTATTTTTACCAGACCATCACCATTAACATAATAGCGGTAATTATTATTCACTAGCTCCTTCGCTTCCTCCACGGTAAGCAGCTTTGCATTCTTCGGTAATTCAGTATTTGTATTCATGTTTCTTTCTTGGGGGGAGGTTTTCATGTTCATGCCGCGGGCTTCTTGGGGTTCTTCGGGCGGGACTAGCACACAACAACCTTCGGCAGTCTTTTGATGGCCTCAATCAATCCCGGCCTCGGCGTCCGCGTCCCCTTGCAAATCTGCCTGATCGTCTGGTCTGACACCTCAATCCCTTCCCTCACCAGCAAAGCCCTGGTCACGGAACTGTAATTATAGCCTTTGTCGTAAAGGTACTGCCGGGTTAACACAAACCCGGTATCATTATCGGTTTCCTGTTGAGTATTGTTCATCGTCTGGTATGCTGTTTCTGTTACAGATTCGGCGGTTTTGACGTCCTCGGTTGGACGTGCAATGTCGTTTACGGAAAAACAACTACGGTAATACAGATGAAAATGCAAGACAAAAATATCAGAAACACCGTATTCGCTAATCGTCTTCGCTCTTTTATGGCATCTAAATCTTTAACTCAAATGCAATTACAAGAAATGAGCGGGGTTTCTCAAGGTGCAATATCAGACTACCTAAAAGGAAAAAGCGAACCAAAGGCTGCGGCACTTTATCAGCTTTCCCGTATTTTTGGAGTCACCATGGATTGTCTTTGGGGAGTGGATAGTGACTCTGAAACCGACACACAAACAAACACCCTCCTGAAAGCTCAGCAGGAAATCACCCGCCTGAAAGCCAAACTGCGCTCCGCCCGCAAAACCTTGGAAGGCGCCTACTCTCTCGCTCTTGAAGCCCTCGAACTCGAAGAAGAAAAGGAGGATAAATAACTATGGGGAAAGAGAAATATAATGTCTTCCTTAGTTGGGCAGGAACTGATAGTTTAAGCCATCGTATAGCTAATATTTTGCTTGATATCTTACCGGAAATTCACCCAGAGTTCAAACCATTCATCAGCAATGAAATATCAAAAGGACAACCGGGCTTCACCGCTATTCATAATGCCATGAATCAAGTAAAAGCCGGAATTGTTTGTGTCACTGAAAGATCTCAACACCAACCATGGCTCTTGTATGAACTTGGCTACCTCCACGCAAAAACAGGTGCAGTGTGCCCATTATTGATTGGGTTAGACTCCCCAATTCCTCCTATTAACTCCATTCAATACACCACCTTGGTTAAGGATGATTTTGTGAAAATGATTCGAACTGTTACCCAAAAATGTGAATTAAATGATAGTTCAATAGAGAAAAGAATAAATTCGCAATGGTGCGACATTTATAACAAAATTCATCAAGCTATTCAACTTTTCAAAACGGAAGAGCAACATCGGAAACAACAAGAATCCGTTTCCGATTTTTCTGATAGAGAAAAACCGACGACAAAAACGATAAACGATGTTTTGATGTGGAAAAAAGTTGATGAAATAACTTTCCCTTATTATAAAAAAATCATCAATTGGAAAGAAGGTAAATCCAATCAATGGATTGATGCCTATGTCTCAGAACCTTTCGTAGACAATGCTTCACGCCTGTATCTTACTCCATTATTACTGCACTATACGCTTTTTGAACCTTACAAGGAAGATAATTATAAACTTTTCTTTCTGAATAAAAAAGGCGATGTTCTGGAATATGAATACGAAATGAGTGATTATAAGAGATCCATTCTCAAAACATTTTACAAACAACATCTTAAAGAAATTAATAATGTTCTGGCCTCATTCCCTTTCTCTCCAGAGGAAGAAGCCAAACGCAAACAACAAGAAAAAGAAAAAGAAAATGAAAATGAAAGAAAAAAACTAGCTCGATTCCGTCGAGCGCGACTTCTCGTTCCAGAATTATCTCCTTTCACTGACGTTATGTTAGACAATATTTTTGGTATCTATTTCTATATGGACGACCATTTGGATGAATTAAATGATTCAGATTTTAAGAAACATATTCTAAAAATAATAAAACAATTTGAGAATGCAATAAAGCAAAAATGATTGAACCCCGACTTCGGAGACATCGAACCCATGGACGGCGGCAAAATCTCCGGCATCTATGTGGAAACCCTGAACAGGTGGGAGAAAGCTTGACAAACGCCGGCTTGACAAATCCGGAGGAAAGGGCATAGTAAAGACGCAACAGGTCAATGTAGTCTCAATCATTGATTCCTTTCCAAAACATTGGCCCCGGCTGTTCCAGCAGCCGGGGCCTTTTGTTAGCTGAACAGAACTATCAGAAGCTCAATCAGCCGTTGCAACAGGTCAATATATTTGATCAAGTCATTGTTAATTCCTTTCTACTGACGTCAGGGCTCATTCCCTGCCGCTCCGGATCAACCGGCGGGCACATCATACATGTCCAGGTTTTATAATCAAGCTTGCCATCCGGAGCACATCCTGTACATTTTTTCTGTCCGGGCAGAGTCGTTTCGTCTCGTTTGTCGCCATACTATGGCGGCAGCCTGGTCTTCCAGAAAAGCGCTCCTGTTCAGCCCTTGGTCTCCGGGTCAGGGGCTTTTTTGTCGCCACTCCCTACAAAAAATATACATTATCTGTTAGGAGAATAAAAAATGCAGACGTAACAAGCATAACATATATATCTTATGAAAACATATTGCATGCAGAACTAAAACATCTCAAACTGTATGGATATGAAGATAAAACACTTGCTGTTAGCTGGCTTCGCTCTCCTGGCCGTCTCGTGCACCACCCGTGTGGCGGACCTCACCGTCGCCTCCACCAAAAACATGGACCTGAAGCACACCGCCGGGTATACCACCACTTACAACGTCCGTTCTAAAGGGGAAGACAAAAAACATGTCATCATCTTCTTCCCAACAGGCATTCCTGACATGAAAGAAGCCATTGATAACGCCATTGAAAAAAATGGTCCCAACTGTGTTGGTCTCGCCAATGCTACGCTTGAACGGAAATGGTTTTATATACCCTTCATTTACGGGCAGGAATCCTTCGTTGCGGAAGGTGATCCCATCATGAGAAAAAATTAAACCCTCTCATGTTCTCTCAACAGAGACTGCTCTCTTGGGTAACGGTCACTCTTCTGGCCGTTACCCTTCCTCTTCTATCCTCCTGCTCCCTTCTTGTTCAAGGAAAGCAACCCGTTACCATCACTGCCTCGGAAAAAGACGCGGAAATTCGTGCGGACGGCGTTTATCTGGGGCAGGGCCAGGCTACGGCGCATCTCTCCAAAGGAGAAAGTCACACCATTACGGCCACCAAAGGAAACCGGACCGCTTGCGCCGCTATTAACTACAGCATATCCACCACAGGCATCCTTGACGCAGTGGGCGGATGTCTCCTTCTATTGCCTGCCGTCGGTCTGGCAAGTGATGGGGCCTGGAAACTGGATGCAACCCATATCTATCTCAAAATGCCATGAAAATAACCTCGCTTCTTCCCTTAATACTCATTTCTCTCACTTCCCTTGCAGGCGCGCACCCTGGCGGCCTGGACGCCAACGGCGGTCACTACAACCGCAAAACGGGGGAATACCACTACCACCGGAAACCAGCGGACAAACCGGCAGCGGAAGAAAAAACGTACTGGATCAGCTCAACGGGCAAGACCCATAACAAAAACTGCCGGTACTACCGGGCTTGCAAAGGACATGCCAGTGATACGCCTAGCGGTGTGAATTGCAAGATTTGTGGCGGGGCTAATAAATAGTAATCTAATATCCCTCCTCCCCACCCTCCAGGGAGGAGGGCTTTTTACCGTCAATCCACCACATCCGCCACAGTCTTCACCGGATTCATCAGAGCAGCCCCCAGCGTCATATACTGCCCGGCAGTCTGAATCGTCTTATTCGCCATGCCGCTGGCAATCCCGCCTGCCGCGCCAAACACGCGTCCCAGCCGGATCACCTGCTTCATGTAATCCCCGGCTTCATGTCCGCCCTCCTGCATCATCTCGCCCAGCTTCCAGGCGGCATTCCAGCCTGAGCGGAAATCAATCAGGGCGCGGCCGGCGGAACCTGTGTACACCTTGGCCCCCAACAACTCGGAAAACAGCCACTCTACGGCTTCCCCTACCAGCGGCATCCCGGCAATAGGACCGGCCAGGGCAGCGAACAAGTACCCCTGCCAATCGCGCTTCTCCCACTCCTCTTCATCATCCTTCATGTAATCCAGCATGGCGCCGATGATGGCGTTAAACGCCCCGTAGGCCAGCCATACCTTTCCAGCCTTGGACAGGGAAGCCCACCGCTGCCTGGGCGTCACCCCCGGGGCAAACCCGGCCCGTGCCAGTCCGTAAATCGCAGCCGTTTTATTGTAATTCTCGCTCATCATGTAGAAAATAGCGCGTCCCCAAGCGCCGCGGTGCAGGCCGCCAAACGACTTGTCAATCCACGTCTGGGGCTGGGCGGAATGCAGCGCATTCCTCACCGCCTGCCACGCCTCGTCTTTTGCCCTCCCTTCCTCCACGCCCGCCTTGACGGCCTGCCGGTACTTGATATTCCAGAGGGCGGCGGACCCCACAGCATTGAAAAACACATCCGTGTACTCAATCCCGTTCATTCCCCACACCAGCGCGGCCTCCGCCAGCGTGTAGGAGGAATCATCCCTCAGGCGGGACAATGTCTCCACGTCAACCCGGTCATTCAGCCGCGCCTGGAACTCGGCGCTCTTCATCATCTTAATCACCCCCATCTCCGCCGTTCCGTTACGCATCTTCGCCATCGTCCCCAGGTAATCCCAGAAACCGATGCTCGGATCTCCAATCCACGCATTCAGCACGGCGGACCCCTGCTTCATCAGCGTCTCAAACCGGAATGCCAGAATCGCCTTCGCCTGCCCGGAATACACGGCATTAAGAAGCTTATCCAGGGAACCCACCGCCTGCCCCTGAACCACGCCGGCCCGCTCCAGCAAATCCACCCAGCGGCGCAGCCTCACAAAATCATCCTTCCCCAAATTCGCCACCAGGCTCTCGGCCACCTCCCGGCGTCGCAACAGCCCCCGGAAATCCGCCGTAATATCCTGCGTGTAATACCAGTGGTCCGTCATATCCGTCGCCTCCCAGAACACGGAAAGCGCCCCCACGCTCGTATCCAGCCTCCGGTGATGCTTCGTCCTCACCCTCTGCCAGCCCTGGTTCCCCCCCTTCGTGCTCGGCACGCCGGAAATCATATCCGCCGCATCCGCATCACTCATCGCATCCAGCGCCCAGAAACGGGCAGGGAAATAATTCTCCACGCGGGGGAAGGGAACGCCCGTCACCTGCTCGTACAGCTTCCCGATCTTATCCCCCTGGGCCTTCAGCAGCTCCCGCAGCCCGTAGCCGATCGCCATGCCTTCTTCCCCCACGTACTCGCGCAAAGCGGAAATAACCTCCGGCGTATACCCCTGCTGCTTCATCATCTCCCGGTAATCCTCCTGCTCGGACTGCAGCACCAGGTACAGGGCATTATCCCGGCTCAACACCAGCGGGGAACCCTCCTCCCCCTTAAAAGACGCCTTCGCCGTCACATACTTCCGGTAGACCGGCCTCCTGCCCTCAGCCCTCGCCCGGGCCGCGGCCTCCTCATGCTCCCGCAAGCGGGCCAACAGAAGGTCCAGCGTCTCTTCGGAAAAATACTCCATCCCCTCCTCCCATCGCTTCCGGATAAACTCCTTCCTCTGCCGGGCATCCATCTCCCGCACCTCCCGGGCCTGCTCCAAGGTCAGCCGCGCCGTCTGCGTAATCCACCCATTCAGCCGGACTTTTGTATCGTGGCTCGTCTTAAACCACGTCACCCATCCAGCCATATTGCCAACCTTCCTGGCCTTCATCACCTTCTCCGTAAGATGTTTCTCATAAAGATCCTGCACAGCGGCGGCACGCAGCCCGCGGGCATCCCGCATCTGCTGGAACGCATTCGTCAGCCGGCTGCGCATATCGGTCGTGAACTCCTGCAGGGCGGGCATCGTTCCCATGCGCGTCAGCAGCTGGTCCATATTCTCCATGAAATCGCCGAAATTCTTGAAACTCACCTTCCCGTGGAACTTCTCATTGGCGGCGCGCAGCGTATTCTCATCGGCCTTCTTCCCGGTCTGGTTGAACCTCTCCACAATCCTCCTTCCAATCGCATTCAGCCGTTCGGCGGCGGCCTCCTGCACGGCGGCCCATCCCTCCTTCTCCGTATTGATGTAAATCTCCAGCGCCTTCGCGGCGGCCTGCGCCTCGTCCACGCTCATCCCCTCCAGATTCCCGTACAGGGCCAGCCGGGTCAGCTCCTCACGCAGCTCCTCCATCCTGGACACGGCCTCGCCGTCCATCTGGTCGGGGTTCTCCTTCTCCAGCTTATCCAGCTCGGCGGCAGCCTCATTCATCGCCGCCTCCTTCTCCATGGCCGTCATCCGGAGCAGGGGCACCACCTGATCCGTTAAATAGGCGTAAGCCTCCATGGAAACCTTCCCCTTCTGCTGCTTCCCGTTCTTCTTGCGGATAGTGAGAACCTGGTCCAGCATCCGTGCCATGCCGGCGGAAACTCCATCCTTGGCCAGCGCTTCCAGTTTCCCGGCGGCCTTCTCCATCACCTCGGCCATCAGCTCGTGTAAACGTTTCTCCGCCCAGGCCTTGCGTACCTTCTCCATCTCATCCTCAAACACCTCTTTGGCGAACTTCTGCGTTGGCTTCTTACCCTTCTCCCAGGCTGTGCCGGCAGCCGTGACCCTGGCTGTAATCTCTGCTTCCTCCATCCCCTCCCGGGTCGCCTCCGCCATCTCCCGCTTAATCTCCCGGCGGGCAAACGCATTCACCATTCTTGTCTCATCAATCTTCCCCTTGGCCGCCAGCTCCGCCAGAATCTGCAACCGGTCGATGTAGGGCTTCACGGCCACGCGGTACCCGGCGGGCAGGTGCATCAGGGCACTCTTCACCAGGGCAACATTGCGGCCCACATTCACCAGGAACGCCGCTTCATCCGTTTTCCCGTCGTAGCGTCCCCAGGTGGCGGCATCCGCTCGCAGGTCGGCGGCGATCCGGTGGACTACCTCAAGATTCTGTGTTCCACGGCTCACACGGCGTGGGAAACCTTCGGACAAGGAAAACGTCGCCGTCGGATCCTCATAATCCGCCCACGCTCCCCCGGTGGACTCGTCCGCAAACGCCGTAATCTTGATGTCGTTGCCGTCAAAAATCACGTAATTATACGTCTGCTTCTCCTCCGCCTTCCAGCGGGAAAAACCGTCTGCGTACCTGATGCCCCTCACTCCATGCCTTAACAGAAACTCGCTCGCCTCTCTGGGGCTTCCCAAGGCATCCTCCAACGAGCGGTAAATCTTGCCCCCCATCCAATACCCATTTTCCGGATCCTTGTCGTTGAACAAAGAATACGCTTCTTCCTTGCCCTCATCCAGAAGCCAATCCCCTATTCTGGATGTTGTAGATGAGCCGTACCCTTTATCCCAAAACAGCAGCTCCCCTCCTTCCATGAAGTCCAAATAATCCTCCACATTCAGCTCCACGCGGTAATTGGAAGGCATGCCCGTCCTGACCTCTATCTCGTCCAGATGATCAAGCAAATATTGGTAAGCTATATTTTCAGCATCGGCCTGTCTTTTTGCCTGGGGATATTGGTCAGAATAACCTTCATTGATGCGGATATCTTCCCTCAATTCCTCCTTAATCGCTTCTATCTTCCCCTTATCCCCTCTGGCGTCAGACAAATCGCCAAGAACACTATAAACGGCATCCAACACGCCTGGTTCAAACCGATTGACATGTTCCGGGAAAACTATTCGGTCGCGCAACCCTCTGGCCATATCATCCACATTGGAAGCCTCCAACTCCCTGAACCTCCATGTCGCCTTATCCTGCGCGAACTGGTTCATATAACTCCGGTTCACCTTCGGATTCTCCGCAAAATACAGCCCCCAGCCATACGCCTGCGCTCCTTCTCCTTTACCCATGAAATCCGTAGAAAATTTGCGGAAAGAATGAGGGGAGGCATGCAGGGCAGTAATGGAGAACGTCACGCCCGGTTCCGTAATCACCGCGTTGCCCGCCTCAAAATGGCCGTCATGGAACAAACCCTGTTCCTGTGCCGAGGCAATGGAAAAAGCAACAATCGCCTCACCTGGGAACTCCAGCGTATCATTAAACGGCACAGCTTCCCGTTCCCGTGCCGTCATATCCCGGCGCTTCTCCACATTCCTTGCCTCTATTTCCCCGGCCAGACGCTGGTAAAGGTCAAACGGCTCCAAATCCTTCAATTGCCGCACAACAGCTTCTTTCCCCCTGTAGAGCTTTTCCAGATCCTTCCAGATCCTCTTTTCCTCCCCGGGAAACCTCATCTTGCGGGAAACCGTTGCCTTCACCATCTCAATCTGTCGGTCTATCTGCTCTATGGTGACAGCATCCACATTCACCCCGCCGCGGAGCAACATCCCGGCGTAACAAATCGGCAATTCGCAACCTTCGGCATCTTTCCCCATCGTTAATTTGCCGTACTCCGCATCCTGTGCGACAAGCTTATTATACTCCTTCAAAAGCAACTCAATAGCCTGCCTGGCCATCACATCTACATCCATCACCTCATGCACGGCAAACCGCTCGGACATCTTCTTAATAGCCTTCGGATTCCTTATCAACCTGCGTATCCGGCCTAAAGCGTCCAAAGCCGCATCACGGGCTAAAAGCCAACTCCTGCGCCTCGTCTTCGCAATAATATCCCCTGTGATCCTGTTGCGTTGATAGGTAAGAACCCTCTCCGCAAAGCCAGAATCCCCCCCCTCGGCAAAACCCTCATATTCCTGAATCGCATGTTGAATCTCATGAAGCAACGTGGAACGCTGATTCCAAAGCGGCCCCAGGCTGGACAAATTGATGGCAATGGAGTCATCCTGGGGATCATACCATCCTGCCTCCTGCCGGTTGCGGTCCTTAAACACGTAAACAGACATCTTCTTCAAGCGGGGATAGGCATCATACAACTCGGAATAATCCAAATAATCTGACAAAACGCCTTCCTTCCTTGGATTCTTCAAATAGCGTATATCCTCCGCCAAAAGATCCAGTCTGGAAAGATAAGGCATTCCAGGCGCAGTCTTCAGCTGTGCCTGGCTTGCGTCAATCTCCGCCCGCAACTTGCCGTCATCCCTTCCGGCGAAAGCCTTATCGGCATACTTTCCCCAAGTGGCCGCATTCGGGCCTATCACGGAAAACGTAATATCCGGATTCTTCGGATCATACGTCCCCCGGTTATCCGTGGCGGACTTGATCTGATTCGGCTCAAAGGCAATGTACTCCGTCCATTTACCCAGTGCAACCATGAGTCCATCATGTCCTCTTTCTTGAGCGCTGTCGGCTATCTGGGCCGCTCCGCTCGCATACGGCCGGAATATTCCAAACCTGTCATCTTCATGAAAATTCCCATCCCAGATATTTAAATAATCGCCTATCTCTTCGGCGGACTTGTAATCATTAAAAATAAAAGGATTCCTGAAATTCAGAAACAGAGCCAGCTTCTTGTTCCCGTACGGAGTATTCTCCATATTGGTAAAATAAAATCCTCTGCCCCATAAACCATAATCAGTAGCAGATCCAATCATGGCCTTGTCAAACACCGTGAAATCACCGTATGTCCCATGATACACCACCCTCGGCTCCCCGTTCTCGTCCACCACCTTGGAAGCATTCTGCGGATCCTTCTCCCAATCGCCAAACCAATTCTTAAACGCCGCCGTGCGCACGGCAAGCCACTGGTCTTCCGTCAGATTCGTTTCCTTCCCATTCGGGGCCTTCATGAACGTCCCGTCAGCGACCGCCTTCTTTTTGATGGCCGCCTTTTCCTTCTCGACAAACGAACGATAGGAAGATAAATTACGGGTAGAAACCCCGGAGGCCGAGTAAGCGTCCCCCTGAATATCAGGATTGGGATAGGCGACTGAGACGCCTTTGGGGTTTTCTATTGTCAGCTCAAGAGTGTAAAGGAGTTTTTGATCTTCATTTTTAAGTGCAAGAGCCGTGACGTTTACGTCAAAACTCCCTATCCCCTCAATCTCCACTGTATTGAAGAAATGGTAAGCTCCGGCACGGGAGGGATCATCCTTGTACTCCTCTTCAAAACGACCATCTTCCGCATTCTCAAACAGTTCATGAATGCGGGTTGCCGCCGTGTAATGAATCTTGCGAGCCTCCTCCGCAGAAAACCCCACGGCTTTCAGATTGGCGACAGACATCTGGGCTTGTTGCGCCTTACCCACCGTCTTTCCAGACACGCGCGCCTCAATCACGGCCTGGATCCCCGTATTCTTATTAACGAACACCTTGCCCTGCAACGGCTTCAACCTCGCCCGCATCTCGGCGGCGGTAGTGATCACGTCGCCGGAAGGAATGGACACCAGGGAAAAACTGACGGAGGAATCCTCTGCCAGGGACATGGAAACCCCGCTGCCGCCGACCTCTTCAACAATACGCTGAACATCGGCTTCCCCCTGTCGCGCCCCCTCCTGCATCCAGTAGGACTCCAAACTATTGGAAAGCGCATGAACCATCTGAGCGAAATCCGCGTCAATCGGGACGCTCTCCCCGGCCAGCCGTCGGCGCTCCATCTCGTGCAGACCTTTACCCAAATCCAGCAGAGCCTTGGCGGAAGAAACCCACTGGCGCACCATCTGCAGAAAATCCTTCATCCACTGGGGCAGGCGCATATCCGCGGCCCGGGCCAATACGTCGCCCTTGGCCAGCATGCTCATCCCCTCAATCACATCCTTCACGGAAACCTCCCCATCCTTGCGGATCAAATCCTTCCTCTTGCTTAAATACCCCTCCTTGCGCAATGCGTCCTGAAGGGCCCGCAGATTATTCGCGTACCAATCCAGGCTATGCTTCGTATTCTCCATATCCTCCGTCAGGTGGGTCTCCAGCACCTCCTCCAGCAATTCAGGAACCGTCACCTCCCCCTTGTGGAAGCGGATCAGCGTCTGCCCATTCCTCATCGCCACCCGGTACGCGTTGCTGTGTACACGCCGCGAGGCGGAAACCTCCCCGCGCGCCACACCCAATTTCACGCGCTCCTCAAAAGAAGAACCCATCCCGGCAGCCTGCCCGTACGTCATCCGCGTTCCCAGGTCCTGGGCCTCGGCATTCACATCCGCCCCTTCGGCAATGCGCAGCCGGGCGGCCTCGGCCAGCTTCCGGGCCGTCTCCACCGTCTCGGCCCTCCCCATATCCTCAAACACATACTTCCCGGACTGAGACAGCTGGTCGATCGTCCTGTCCACGGCAAACGCCTGCTGGGCCTCCAGCATCCTCAGGCGAATCCCGTCGTGCAGCAGGGCCTGCATCCGCGCCGTGGCGTCCTGTTCGCTCAGCTCCAGAACATCGTAAGACTCCTGTCCCTCCGCATCCCTGACTGTCGTGGTAAACCTCCAACTCCCATCCCCCAAATCCTCCACGCGGGGCAGATTAAGAAGCTCCACCTCCGCCTGATAAGCCTCCTGACGGGCCAGCCATGAAAAATCCTCCTTCATGGCGGAAAACCCCTGGCGCACACTCTCCAGCTGGGCCGCCCGGTCGGACATGCTCAACGCGGCCTGGAAAATCTCCCGGCTCTTCTCCACGGGATCCACAATACTGGCAATCCTCTCCGCCTCGGCGCGGTCTATCCCCAGCCCCTCGATCTGCGGGGCGCCCACCCGTGAAACCCGCGCCTCCCGCGCAAACGCCGGAATCTGGGCTCCTCCGACCACAGCGCCGAACATCAGCATCTGGAAACCAAGATCAGGATCCGCCGCGCCTCTCAGCAGCTCCTTCCAATCCTCAACCGTCATCCCGTTTCCACTCCCAAACAGTCGGGCAAGCCCGGCATCCAGAGGAGCCTGGAGCGTCGGTTGAATAAACTCCTCCATCCACTCGGAACCACCCGCGGCCAGAGACGCAACGCCGTAGCGCAGCGCGGCATTACCGTACAACCCGCGCTTCATCATATCCGCAGCGCTCCCCATATACCCGGCAAATTTGCCGGCAAACGGCATCTTTCTGCCAAGAAACCGCAACGTCTTAAACAAGCTCTCGCCGCCCAGCCTCTCCACCAGAACCTCCGTGCCCCCGGCTATTCCGCCCCGTATGAGGGATTCCAGCGGGGAAACGCCTTGGGCGCGCAGCTCCTCCATCCTGTCGTTGGCGACGGACGCAAACGTTCCCATGCCGCGCGTAGCCAGGAAAAAGGAAGTCTGGGCAGCCATTCTTCCCAGCCCGTCAAACTGGCGGCGAATCCACCAGGCCCCATCCGGGGACTCGGCAATCTCCGCCTTCATCGCCCGGATTTGGGAAATCATCTCATTCTGATCCGGGGTCAAAACGCGGTACACCTGCTTCCCCTCGCTATCGCGCACCACGGGGGCAAAACTCTCACCTGTCGGCTGCCACTCAACCGCATCCCCTTCACGCACATCTCCCAAAAGCAACTGCTCAAACAATGAAGAAGAACTCTCCATCATCATCCTCATCGTTCGGTTAAAAGGAGAAACAAACAACGTGGAATCATTCCTCAACCGTTCAGCATCCGCCTTATACAAACCAATCACGGCCTCGGCTGCCATGGGATCTTCTGTTTTTAAATCCAGTAAAGCCCTGGCAAAATCAAACACATTGGCATCCGTTATATTGCCTGTCATCTCATCCCGCGCCTCCTGGCGGAAATCATCCATCGTCCTGGAAAACGGATTGGGCAGGCCACCCCAACTCAGGGAAGCGTCATTTCTGGAAACGTAACGTTCCCTCTCTTTGACATACGCGTCCGCAAGCTCTTTGGCCCGTCGCTCTACGGCGGCCTCCGGCTGCAAATCAAAACCGCGCCCCCTCAGCCAATCAGCCGCATGCTGGACGGCCTGTCCCCAGGGAGTTCCGTACCCGCAATGCAACATCGCAAAATTTTCTTCCTCCGGAGTCAATTCAACCTTCCCCAGAGCCTCCAGAAAACCTTCCCCATTCATCATGGCGCGGATAACAGGAACAGCCTTTGCCGCAAAACTCCTTCCCGCCTCCGCCTCCTTCTCCTGCGCCTTGAAAAATGGTTGTCTGCCCGCGTTCCACCTGTCCCATACATCCCGGCACCCGCGGATCCCCTCCGGGGCATCCACGGAAGACAAATACCGGATCATGGAATCCCCGTCCCTGTCTCCCGGCCTGGAATAAAACTCTTCCAGAACCTTCTCGCCGCGTACCCGGCTCTTATGTTCGTCCGGCACGGCCTCAAAAGCCCTGACCCACTCCTCGCCGTAAGCCTCCGCCACCTTCTTCCTGGCCTCGGGGTGAGCCTTCCAATCCATCCCCAGCGCGTCCAGCCGTTCCACCTTCTGCTGATACTCTCTCCTCTCCCTCTCCCCCAGCGGACTACCGTAATTCTCCAGAGCCTGCCTCCGCTCCCACTTATCCAGCTCATTGGATAAGGCAACCCTCGCCGGGCCATCCTCCAGCGTATCGTAAACCGCCAAAGCCTCCTTAAAATCCAGACCGCTCCCAACAGGAGGCGGAGGCTCCACCATATCCATGGTCTTAAAACTCTGATGGGAAATCTCGCCGTAAGGCTCAAGCCCCGTGACGCGCCCGGCATCCTCCAGCTGCAGCCGGGGAGAAAACGCTTCCTCCCGCAGCCCCTCGGCAGGAACGCCTGCCAAACTGTTTTCGGAAAAAGAAAAATCATTCATAACGTGTTAAAAATAAAAAATTAAAGAGAACTGCGATACTTGCGTACGCCCTTCACCCAATGCTGATTGAGATTCCGGGGGTCATTATCCGCTCCAATGGGCGCATAAACGGCTCCGATTTGCTCAATAGTGGTTAATCCTTTATCAAAATAATTCCTCTTGAGATTCCTCATGCCGTAATCAATCCCCTCTTCCACGGAACCAAATGAACGGGGCCCGCCGCCATTCGGACTGATGCCCATGGAATTATTCTTATTCCGGAAAGCGGAGCTCGTCCCCTTGCCGGTTTCGAGCATAGCAATAGCCATGCCAATCTTCACCTGATCCGGCGTCATGCCATACTTCCTCCCGGCGTCAATAAACGCCTGTTTGTAAGGAGCCAGCCCACCCAAAGCGGACTTATTCAACTTCACGCTCTTCCCGGCGGGAAGGGCCGCCTCCTGCTCCTTCATCAGCTGATCTGGATCCCCCTTGATAATCCTCATATCCACAGCATAAGACCTGCCTTTATCGTAGAAGCCCTCTCTGGCGACGGCATAAGTCATCACAGGAACATCCCCCTCGCACGCGCCCACAATGCGGAAACGGCGGAAATGATCATTATCGAACGTCGCTTCCACCACACAATTCTTTAATCCGTTGCCATAAAGGGCATCTTGACTCTCGTGGAGCTGTTTGGCATACGATGTAGCAGTCTCCGGAGAATCGAACACGCCGAGATGCTTGCCTGTCCTCCTGAACTGTTCCACAGCATCGTCATCGGAAAGAACCTTGCCGTCCTCGGAAACGGTCGGAATCAGATACTCTTTCCCGTCCATCCCCACGGAAATGGAACGCACGGTGCTGATGGTTCCATCGGCATTGTGGACGACAGGACGGTTCAACAAATCAATGTTGCCGGGCTCAATCATGCCTTTGGCGCGGGCAGGGGATAAACCCTCAATCATCTTCCTGGGCAGCAAAACGCCGTCGGGCAAATCCTTCCGGGAGGAATCGAACCCCAGGCGCACGCGCTGCATGGGCGCCTCCCTCTCCGTGGAATCCACCCAAAACTTCCGGACATTCTTTGCCGCCCACTGGGCAAACTTCGTACGCTGTGCATCTCTGGCGCTTTCAATACGGGAATCCATCAGATTCACCCCTTCATCCACAAAAGAAACATCCCTGTTCCCGGTAATCTCCCGGACAATATCGATCAGCTTCGCCTGCTGCTCCGCCAGGGTGGCATCCTTGCCTTCGGTCGTCCGCCAGGAATGGAACCGCTCAGAAACTTGGGCGCGCAATCCGGCGGCATGATTCGCCCGCGCGTACGCCATATACTTATCCCTGGCTTTTTCGGGTGTCTCCGTTCCCGTCAACCCCAGCTGCCCCATAAACTCGTCACGGAACTTCCCGCCGGATTTCCATCCATCCTCATTGCTGTAAGGCTGATTCTCCGCGTTGAACGCTCCCTGATTCAGCAACGCTCCCCGCTTCTCCAGCAAATCCAGGCGCCCTTTAACATCAATCGTGGGCGTCTTCAACTCCTTGCGCATCCTGTCCGCATCCCCCCACTGGCGGGACAGCCACTCCTTATCCAGCCCAAACCGGGAATACTTCTGGATAAAGGCATCCCGAGCCACCTCGCTCTGCTCCTCGGACAAAGAAGGATTAAACGCCCTTGCCTCCTCGGCGGCCGCGGCGGTAATCTGCGGGCGCACCTCGTCCGCTCTCCCCGCTTGAAAAGCGCGGATCCATCCGCACTCTCTGGCCGTGTAAAACCCGGTCCACTCCGGGCCGTCATCTTTCGTTCCGGACGTACCTTTGCCCTTCTTGCGCGTCAAAACAAAGGAACTGAAAAAACTGTCCGCGGCGGCTGGCCTTGCCTTCCTGGCCAAATTCCGGCGCATCTCGTCACGTTCATACGGAGCAAACAAACTCTGACAATAATCGCTATCCAGAAAATCATAAGCGCCTCCCGGGTTAGTCGCGGCCAGGTTCTCAAAATGATGGCGGGCTCCAGACTTATCAACACGGGAAATGCCATTCCTCATCGCGGTTTCTGTAATAATGCCGGCTTGATGGGCTTGGGCATACCGTTCCTTGGCGGTCATATAATCTCCTCGGTCCAAATCCCCCTTCAACCCCTCTTCAAAAGCCTGCCTGGACTCCTGAATCTGCCCCTTAAGAACCAGCTCGGAAGCCCTCCCCTGGAGTCGGCGCATCACATCCTGCTGTCTGGCTCCGAACCTGGCGGCCTCCTCCTGGGAAACAAAACTCCCCTTCAATCCGCGGAACTTCCCTTCGTAATTCCGTACAAACGTATTCAGGGCGCTCTCTTTCAGCCTCCCGTCACGATCATAAAAAGACAGCTTATCACCGCGGGCAACCCCTAATCTCCGGGTCATCTCCTGCTCAAACTCGCTGGCCAAATCATTCATCCGGCCTTCCAGCCGCGTCTGCTCGCCGAAATCCTTCATGCGCTGGTACTGGTGGGCAACATCAGACACAAACTCCTGGGCATTCTGCAGCGCCCTCTGAACGGGCTTGGAAGAAACATCCGGCATCTGGACCGGGGCAGGGGTGGAGGAAGCCGCATTCATCCGGGCTCCTCCGTACATGGGTTGCTGTAAATCACTCATCTTCTTTCATCTTGAAACGGTTGAAACTTAAAAACCTGGTGATGGAAATCTCCTTCCAGTCCTCGCGTCCGCGGATGCAGCGTTGCCACCTTGCCCGGTCAAAACGCCCCTGCACCAGACAAGCCAGCTCCCTGACGGCCTCCATGCGGCCGTGGGCAAAAAGAACAATCAACGTCCTGGGAGACTCCGGATCCGGCACCCCCGCAAAAAACAACGAAGGGCAGCACCACACGATTCCTCCTCCCGCGTCCGCCAGGGAAACGGTCTCCCGGAACCAGCCGGGGCGCTGGGCTTCCATCAGTAAAAAAGCCTGCTGCATGGGGGAAACGCTCATCTCTTTCCAAAACCCATGAAATTAGCCAGCAGGGAATCCCTCAACCTGTTGGAAGACTGCATGCTCCCCGGCACCATCCCCCCCAGGGAACCGGAAAGGGAATAAGCATTCATCATCCCGGAAAAAGCCCCCTGGGTTCCTCCGGCGGCGGAACCCCACGTCTGCCCGCTCTCGGTAACACCCCCCAGCAACCCGCCACCGGACATTCCTGCCGCCCCCATGACACCCCCCGCCACCGTCAGGGCCGTCTGGATCATGGCAGAACCAAGGGCATTCTGTGAAAGCATCTTATACTGGTCCGCCTCGCTGCGTGCCGCCATCATGGCCAGATCCCCCTGGTATCGGGCGGACTCCGCGGCAAACCGCTTATTGGCATCGGAAACAGCGTTGGAAAGGGCCGCGTCCCCAATGGCGCTCTCCCACACATCCGCCACCGCCACCTCCGCCTGGCTGCCGGAACCCTCGGAAGTAAAACCGGATCCGCCGCGCTGTGCCCGTACAGACCCCATGGCGGCATTCTGATTCTGGCGCATCCGCTTCATATTGCGGGCGGCCAGGTGGGAATCGGAAACCGCCTCCGCCTCCAGGGCGCGGGCCTTCTTCTCATAAGCCGCCTGCGTGGCGCGCCCGTTGCTCAAAGCCGCCTGCCCCTGATACTTATACTGCTGGGAAACCCCGAAATCGGAACTCATAACATCAGAAAATGGAACTGCTTAAAATCTCTGTTAAAGGATCCTGGTCGTTGGAAGAATGCTGGCAGGTGTCCCAATAAAGGGCCTTGCTTAAAAACGCCTCCCCCTGTGCCTCCAAAGCGGCCGCAAGCTGGGGAGAAGAAGCCAGCTTCAAAGCGCACCTGCCCGCCAGAAGAAACACAACGCCCTTGATAAAAAACGGACTGTGATCCGGCAGCACTTCGGAACGGGCCACCTCGTCGGAAAGATAATCCACCACCAGCTTATCGGTCCCGGCGGCGCGTTTTCCGTAACGCTCAACCACCAAATCACGCCCCTCAATGCGGAACAAATCCGCCCCCACATACAGCACGCGCAGGCAATCATCCGGAATCGGATGCCTCATAACGGAGCGATCCATCTCAACACGTTTGGTTGCCCAGGTCCATGCCCCGAACAACAGCGCTTCCCGCAACACGGTAGGCCACCACAAATCAACGGTGCGACCGGCTGGGGAACCCTTCACATACTCCCGGTCCCCAAACTGGGCCAAAGCCTGGTTAAAAACGGTCACCTTATCCATTTGAGGCATCATGCCACATCCCCAGGCCTGATGAATACAACCGTAACTTGAACAAATAAAAAAAAGAAAGGGCGCCCCGCACAGCAGGACACCCCTCCGAACCAATAGTCAACGCAAAAAAAACTAACCGGAAATCCCCACCAGCTTATTATAATAATCGGTAGCCTCCCGCCACTGTGGATGCGAAGGATCGGCGATCGCCTTATAATAACGGTGATTGGGGTCGGACAAAATAGCTTGAGCCTCGTCGGCAGGATCCGTCTTCGCCGGAATCTGGCCGCCGCCCTTCAAGCCTCCCTCGCCTGTCAGCCGGGAAATGGCGTGCAGAACGCGGAACCCGTCCGGACTCGCAAACACAGCCATCTTCTCCATAGAAACTCCGGACTCCACGGAAAGCTTCCGGGCAAACGCCTTGGCGGCAGAAACATTCGTCTCATACTCCGCTCCCCATTCGTCCTTCAACGCCTCGTCAGCCTCCTTAAAAGCCTCCTCCTCGTCCGCGCGGATGCTGGCGGCCACCTCGGAAAGAAACTTCCCGGCGGCATCGGCCGGCAGCCCTGCCGCCCTGGCATGACCCTTCAACATATCTCGCAGGGCATCATTCTCCACAAACCCCTCCCCAAAATCAATCTCATACTCGGTCTCCTCCTGCGGAGAAAGCGGGGGAGGACTGCCGGGATCCGGATCGGACTGTTCCGCACCCCCTGAAAAATCGTAGGGATTGGACGGAACTGGAGGATCCGCGGGAGGCGGGCTGTCCACGGGACTTGCCGGGGGAGGCGCTCCGCCGCCGGGGCCTTCACCTTCGCTGCCGGGAATGGCCTCTTCCCTCAGGAACCTATTGTGGAATAATCTATTGTATATCATAAATCAGGGTTATATTGTTCGATCTCGTATTTCACCCACAGGAGCATTTCCCGCTGGGCGTCTCGGCGCATCGCGTCAAGGGGGTCGTAGGAACCAGCCTTCCCTTGAAAGCAGGGCAAATTCGTCTGGAACTCCTTCTCTAAAATATCCAGCACCTCCGGAGTAAAAGCCTCCTTCAGCGCGGCTCGTCTCCGGTTGAGCCTCTTGAGAAACTCAACCTGTTCCGGTGTCGGCTTATCTTCAAACATATTCATCATGAATCCGTATTAAACTGTGCGGACGCCGCGGCGCTATCCCTGCCGGCTCTGGCCAATTGCTCCGCAAGGGCGGCCTGACGCATCTGATCCTCCTGCGCCTTCTCCTCCTCAACCATCTTGCTATTCTCGGACGCGGACACAATGCACTTGGACGGGGCGCCGGAACTGTCCCACATAAACCGCAATACCTCCCATGCCTTCATGCGCTTGGCAATGCGGGTATCGCCCGAAACCTGGATATACTTCGCCAACCCATTCAACACCCCCTCAAGGCCGTACCTCTGCAAACGGTCAAATGCCTGGGCAATCTTGCCCAGATAACGGGTGCGGGGAGTCCGCAACTCAAACTTCCCCCCATCGGCGGAACGGACAAAAAACTCATCGGGCGCGTCGCCCGGAAGCACAGCCCCCTGCGTATTGCGGAACATCAGGCAGACAATGCGATTCATCATCGTCTGAAAATCCTGCGAAAACTGAATGAAAGAAGAAAAAAAGCAAATAATGCGTTCCGACTCGCGGGCATTCACCTCCGTAGCCGTCATCTCGCGGTCCACGCTTGAAACCACCTGGAGAATATCATTGAAAAACGCCTCCCTGATCAACTTCTCCTTCTTATCTTGCCGCTCCAGCATAAACCTCACATCCCCCACGTTCGCCCATTCCCTCGGTAACTGTGAACCAATAAGCTCATCCGGAACAACCGTCTTGCCTCCGGCCCGCAAATCAACCTCCTTTGCCATCTTAGCCGACACGATAACGCTGGGAATGGCCGCCCGGCTGCCGGCCACATCCATCACCCGATCCATCAGCAGGGTAGCCTTGATCTCCGGCAGCACAGCCTTGCCCGGAGCCTCGCCGTAAGAAGAAACGCCGCCCTTCAAAAAGCGCGTCACCAGAAAAGGAAACTCGTAAAAGCCGCCATGGAAAACAATCTTCTCCGCCTCCCTGGCAATATACACGTCCAACCACTTGCGGCGGCCAGGCCTTACCATGTCGGAACCGAACTGCGCCCGGCTGTTGGGCAGTACAAGATGAACAAACTCGAACATCTCGGTGTACCGCCTCTCCGCATTCTTATACGCCTCCTGAATCTTGACAGGCAGATTACCCAGCTTAAACATCTCCACGGCCTGCTGGGCAGTAAACTTCAACGTCCGCACCAGCGTATTCACCTCCCCGTGGGCTCCCTCGGCAATCGCATAAGTCCCGGTAGGGACGTGTTTGAACACCAGTGACCCGTCACGGGAAACATCTGCAAACATGCAGCCTGTACCCGTCAGGCAACGGTCCAGGTAAACCTCGTGGGCCGCCGCATAGAAATTGGAATCCGCCAGCGCGCGGTAGACGGCCTCCGTCGCTTTGCTGTACCAGTCATCCTCATCGGTGTAATCATCCCTTTCCTCCTGCGGTCGCAGGGAAAACCACTTCTGATCCATGGGAGTAATAAAAAGAAGATGAGCGGACGCCAAATTCAAAAGAGACTTATGCGCCACCGGAGAAAAACTGGACGTAGCCGTCATCTCATTAGCCTGTTCCTGCTGGCGGGCCTTCCCCTCCATCCTCGGCATGATGCGCCGGCGCAATTCATCCCAATCCCCGGAATTCTTATTCATCTCCGTGAACAGGGCGTCTGCCGTCCTCAATAAATCTTTAACATTTTCCATGAATCTCCTGTGTAAAAATCAACCCAGCGTCTTCCTTAGACCAGCCAGGGAAGAAAGAGGATTGCTCCGGTTCGTCGTATTACTAAGCTTCAAGCGGCGGCGGGCAGACGAATTCACCGCATCCTCCGCTTGGGAAACATCCTTGGTTTCCGTAGTAATAACCTTCTGCTCCGGGGCATTCGCCATGGCATCGGCCATAGCGTTGGCGGCGCTTGCCTGCTTCTTGGCCGCCTTATTGGCTCCATATCCCCCGAACGTGGCGATATTTGCCAGGGCCCCTCCGACAGCTTTTAATGGATTTGAACTCATAACAACTAATGATGAAAACAACTAAACAAGCTCCTGCGCCACGCTGAACGCATCGTCACAGCGGGTCAGCCAGCCCTTCCCGAAGGTTGGAAACTGCTTGCACGAACGGTAAAACGCCTGACGCTTCTCCTGTAACCCAACCAAAAACACCGCTTCACCCGTAGCGGCCAGCTGGTCCTGCAACTCCTGCCGGGTCTTGGGGCCAACAATTCCGTCCACCACAAGCCCGGCTCCGTGGATGTTCAGCGCGCGCTGCAAAATCTTCCCGGTATTCCTGCTCCCGGAATTAAAATAATGATCCCGCAGGATGAATTCAACGCCAGGAAAAGCGTCGGAACCCAGCCAGGAACGCACGGCGGCGGTATTATCCAGGACGTATTGCAGGCAACCTTCCCAGGCCTCTTCACGTCTTCCTGCATCCAGCAGGGCCTTCAATCTGTTAAACACGGCCGGTTCAATGCCGTCGCAAATGCCGCAAATCTCCCACTTGCCGCCCTTGTCGGCGGCGGGAAGGCGGGAAACGCGCAGGGAATCCGGCCCGGTAACGCGGCTGTCTTCAAACCGGAGGATGGCCGCGGCCATCTTTCTTTCTGTAGGATTCATTCGTTCAGATTGTCGATAAGTTGCACAAGCCGCTTGCCTTCCACGGTGTAGCAATGGCACTTGGCATGCAAATGCCACTCATTAAATTGAGCCAGGAAAAAAGCGGCGTCTCTTTCGGTAAGAAAAATTTTCATCCACTGCTCCTTTCCGGGTTCGTCCACAATGAGTATGTACAGGGTAGGCATGCGGAAACTATTGATTATTAACTAAAGGGAACTTGTAAGAAAAACTTTACAGTTGGTGTTATCGTCCGCACCGAGAAAAGTACAAGAGAATGGCCAGTGCAGTGAGCCATACCCCGATACCATATCCAGGTTCCCCTATACACATGAGGGTAAATCCCAAAACTGTTGCTGATAAAATGGCCATTAACGACAGAAAGAATTGTTCTTCATTCACTTTTCCAGCTTCCTTTCTATGTTTTCGATTCTGACGGCAAGTAGTTGGATCGCCTTGGCCGTCTCCACCTGGGCCTGCGTCTGCATGGTCATCAGATCACAAAGGCGGTCATTGTGGTGGCTGACCACCTCCCCGATGTACCAGCATGCCCCGCCGCATATCGTCAGCGACATCAGGACGCAGGCAAACACGGGGGAAGCCTTGGCAAAATCCAGGAAACGCGCCGGTACTTCGGAGAGCTTGCACATGGCCTTATTTCTTGGAAGGTACGATCTGAACAACGGGCGGAACGTCTGTAACAGGCTGGGCCTGGGAATAGGAGATATGCCCCTGCTCAATGACGAGGCAGGAGCCGTCTTTGCATACCTCGGTGCGGCCCGGCGTTACGTCAATGGAATGACCGCAGCCCTGGAACAGGGAAAAACCAAGAGCGCCAACAGCGGCGTAGGCCAAGCCCAGCAGAACCTTTTTCCACCAAGTGGACGTGCCGGATGCCTTGATGCCCAGGTAGTCCCGGACATCACCAAGTGCGTGCTTGCCGATGATCGGGAGGGCAGTATTTGCTACGGCAATCCATCCTTGTTGTTCGTTTTCCGTCAGGTCTGCCCAGTGAGGGATTGGAGTGTTGGACTCATTGTGTGCCTGGGCTGCATAGTACATGTGCATTTCTCTGGCGATAGCCGCGGCATGATTGCATTGATTATTAGTAGTCATATGATTATGTTGTTATTGATTAGTAGTGAAAAACTTGAAAAACTCCACGGCGGCGGGTTCCGTGATGATAAAAGCCGGGTAATCACGGGAAGTGAACACCCTGCGCCCGCCCTGCGGATTGACAGCCTCCACGGTCAAATCCACGGCAAAAACATATTCCCTATGATCATTTGCAGTATCATAATTCATAGTCACACACAGCCGCGCCCATACCTGACAGGCCTGCCATGGCTCCGCCAGTCCAACCAGAGCGGACACTACCGCCTGCATGGCCGGTGCCTGCTCCGCCGGTATCTCGTCCGCTGTGTAGCGTTCTGTCCGGGTGTAACCGTCCGCGTCCTGATAAATGGGCGTCAGGGTAAATTCATCCCACTGTCCCGGCTGGGGAAACTGAATCTGTATCTCTGCATTATTCATGATTAGAGAGGTATGTTAATGTCCACAAAATCTGCCGTTTCTTCGGTTTCAATGGCATTGACGGCCATTGCTTCCAATGCGTGATAGGTTGGATTGGTCAATCCATTGGCATAAAGGTGCCTGGTGCCTGTGCCCACGTCGGCTGAAAGGGCGTATGTTTTCTCATTGCGTGCGTCAATAATCAGGGTGCTTACGCCTGTTCCTGCCTCGAAATTGATGAAGCCGCGGAGAGAAGCTATCTTGAACAGGGTATTGGTACTGCCGCCTCCCAGCTCCATATAAAGAGCCGCCTTTTCCTCCCGCACTGCTGTACTCGGCAGCCCTCTCTGCATGTAAATAAGCCTGTTCAGCCCGTTTGGCATCAGCTCATTATGGCCTACCGGAAGAAATACGGTTGTCGTCTTCACCTGCCAGTGTCCAACGGACTTTACATAAAAAATTTCCCTTACTCTGATTTCATACCCCTTGCGGACAGTATCGTATGGATTATTGATGGTAACATCGACGATTTCCCCATAGTTGACGGCCAGATTATCACCCGGAATCATGGAATAAGAATCCATCGTCAACCCGGTTCTGTTGGTTTTTGAGCCGCGGCCTATGCCAAAAGTAAATTTAGCGAAGGCTGTCGCGTTGACCGCAAGGGAAAATCCGCACACGGAACTGTAATTAAATTGACCGTTAGGCCCTATCAGGGGAATAACCGCTGACCCGTACGCATTGGACCCGGCAGAAGCTGCGCCCACCGAAAAACGCTGCGTCAACCCGGCAAGAGTACCTTTGGAAGATTTAGAAATGGAACCCGCGACTGTGATCGAACTGGAATTAAGGTATATAGGCTGAACCAACGCTGATACAGCACCGGCCAATCCTAACGTATAAAAGCGATTAACCGCCCCCGTATCGGTCGGCGCACCGACAGCAAGAGGGATGTTGACGCCTCCATTGGCGTTAATAGCCCCCGCCGCCGTCAGACCTCCGGCCAGCGTCATGTTGCCGGAGGCGTCCACTTGAGGCATGGCCTCAAGAGCCTGTTGGGCCGCCGTCGCAGAGTTAGCCGCGCTGGTGGCAGATGTCGCAGCTCTTTCTGCTGATTTTTCCGCTTCTTTTTTGGCATTCTGAGCGTCGTTCCTGGCATTTGAGGCTTCTTGAGCAGCGGATTCAGCCCGTTCAGCAGCATCCACGGAAGGATCAATAATTTTCACCTCTCCTTCCGCGGCGTCAGGAATCATGATTTTCACGTCTCCAATTGTAACCACATCTTCACTGCCCGGCGGCGTAACACGGGAAGCGGCCTGGATTTCCCCTTTAATCAAGGGGCGCTCCGCCCCATCAGGAGAGGTCATGAAAAGGTCATAAGCATGCGTTCCGGCCTTGAGAGGGCTCCACGACAAAAGAGCCGTATTGGCGTCTACAGGCTCGCATTTGATGGCGGCGGCGCCAGGGCCGCGGACAGCACAACGGAACTCATGGCCGGAAATATCTTTTGCGGCGCCGGCACCGTCCACAAAACGAAGCGTCACCGATTGGGCAATGCCGCTGGTAGTGGCCATGTCAAACGGGGCTGCCTGACTCAGAATCATCATATACTAGTGCGCGCCCGTTGCGCTTAAATCATCCGGTGAATCATGGCAAAAATCACCGCCATGCAGGAACAGTCCCACATGTGGGAGTTATTGCCGGACGCAAGCCATTTGAGAGAAACCCTCCCCGTGCGCTTGTCTATGGACTCCTGTTTGCTTTCAGCCTGCATCTGCTTGATGTACTCGGCAGAAACATCATGGGGAACCTTGAAATGCCCCGATTTAATCCGCGCGGCAAGAACGTCCTTCGCCCGCTGGGAAGAAAAATTGAAATGAAGGCATTGTATCCCCTCCACCATGTGCCGCTCAAGAGGCGCATAAATCAATTTAACCCCCCGGCCTCTGATTTTGTGCACGTATTCTTCCTTGACCGTCCCATTCATGGAAAACCAGTGATGAAGACCGCATATCTTCCGCACGGCATCCGTATCAAAAGCGCAGTCCAAAGCAACGCAATGATCAGGCACGTTAAACTCCGCCTGTTTACGTTCAATATCCTCCAACGTTTCAAGACGCCCCTCTGAAAGTAAATGGAAAGCCCCTCCGGCATCCACGCCGTAAACAGTATGCCAAAAGTGCCCTTTCTGGACATCTACCGTTAAGAAGCGCGCCCGTTCGTTTTCCACGGCGTACCCCGCCATGCTTTCCGCCGTGAGCGGGATTTTCAACACGTCGTCTTTCTCTCCCAAATCCACAATATTTTGAGCAAGCCGCTTCTGGATAAACTTTTTCAGCGGTTCTATATCCCCGTTCCTCTTCTTTTTATTGGCCAGGATCCATTCCACGGCCAAATCCGCCCATGATACCCAGTAACAGGCCAAAGCATTAAAATTGTAGCTCACGATCTCCGGCAAGGCGCTCGTATTGCCGGAAAACACGTACTTGCCGCCGCCGGCCAGATGGCGCCGGTTGTGAACAGTATCCTCTATTTCGTGCAAACACAGGGGACAAACCATTTTGACGGATTCCTTAAAACGCTCCCAATCAATATTTTCTTCTTTGCTGTAAATGACATCCCGCCAGTCATAGGCATTCCATCCCTGGCAGCCGGGGCATTGCCAATGGTAATGGTGGATGCGGCCCTTTCCGTACTCGTCAACCCAGTCCGTCCCCTTGTCCCCTCCCTGGGAAACCATCAGGATTTTACGGTTGAACCGATCATGGTGGCGGGCCAGGAACTCCCGGACCATTCCCTTTTCCCACGCCCACATTTCATCACCAATCAAATACCGGCAGGACTTCGACTGCAACTGCCCCTTGGTAGCGGAGACCATCCACAAGTTCATGTGCGGAAAAAGAATCTCCGTTTTCCTGGCCGCATGCCTTTTCTTCGGCAGCAAGTTTTTTAAAGCCTTATTATCCCGGAATGTGGGAAAAAGCCTCGTTTCCGCGAAATCAGAGGTTTCCTGTTCATTCTGGAAAGCGACCAAGGTATTCCCCGCATCATTGGCAATGAGGTAATTAAGCAAGCCGACGAACAATGTCGACTTTCCGGAACCGGTGGGAGCCATCAGGTTAATGTGCCTGACCGTGCCGTCATTCAGGAATTTGTCAATGGGTTCCAGCAGAAACGGGCTCAACGTAAAATCAATATGGGTAGACCGCGCCGATTGCTGGTCTACCACGTTTTCACGTATCCATGCTATCGGCTCCACGTCCATTCCCGCGGATACGTTATCCGCGAAAAGATTCAGAAATCCGGCAGCCTTTTCAACGTCTCTCATTGTTCCGCCCGGCTGATTATCTTGATCTGGGCCCTGGATTCTTCCGCAATGGAATACAGAGCGGCCTTGATTTCCTCCCGCAGCACGGGAACCATTTCCGCAGCCGTCAATCCTTCCAGCTTCCCCGGCAGTTTATTTTCAAATGCCTGGAGAACGCCTTTAGTAATACTGGCCAGATGTACGACAAGCTCATTCACATCTTCCATGTCCACCAGCCGGGCCTTATCCTTTTCAAGCTTCACGCGGGCCTGTTCAGCCTGCAAATTCTTGTAGGTAATTTCCGCAGCAAGTTTCCTTTTTCTCAGTTCCGCTACCCCTTCCTCCGGAGCGTTTTTCCCAATTTCTGGAGCAGCAGGTTCAGCAATTGGATTTTCCTTCCTCCTGGCTTCAATCAGCTCCCGGATTTGCGCATGCGTCAGACCACGCTTCACGTGGTACGTGATCGTGCTTTTATTGACGCCCAATTGCCGGGCAAGTTCCGCCTGTGAAATCCCTGCCATTATTCCCTTCTTTACATATTATTATATCATGATATATTGATATGTAAATACACCAAGCATGGAACCGCAACAGTCATACTACACAGCACATACGGATTTTGAGTATCCGGAAGAAGGGCAGGAGCAGGAAAACGAATTTCGGGAACGCGCCCTTGAAATGATCCGGATCATGTCCCTGTCCCTGTATCACGTCATTAACAGCCGCACTCCCAATGTCACCGCATTCGGCGTGGCATACGCTCTGGGGTTGACGTCTGTGCTCGGAAATGAACGCATGGCCCAGAGGGCGCGGAAACTGGGCGTGCATAAAGCGGCCATTTCCCGCGCTGCTTCCAAATTCCTTGCTGAGAGCGGACTCCCGCCCTCCCTGATGATGCAGCAGACGGAACATGCGGCCATGAAGCGCCGCCCTGTCAAAAAGCTGGAGACACCGCGGAAAAAGACGCCGGAACAAATCATGAAAGCATACGGCACGGGAAAGAAACGTTTTGAGGAAAACCAGATGATTCTGGATCTGTTCAAAGCCTGAATCCTTCCGGTTCACCCGGGTGAAGGATTTCCCACATGATACGGGCGCAAGCTTCCCGGATGGTACAGCCTGATTGCTGGATGATCGGCTCATAAAAATCCTGCTGTCCGCAGTGAACGGCAGACACGCGGCGGGCCAGTTTCGCCAGCTTTGATAACTGGCCAGAATCACATGTTCTGATGCCGATCAGGTACTTGCCTCCCTGGAACTCAATGACATCAACCCCCTTGCAGCCGTACAGGTACAGAGCCAGTCTGGAAACGGTCACGTCCTCCGGATAATCCTGATTGCGTGTCGGGAATTCACGCGTTACCAGGACATCAAGAGCATCACTGATGAATTTCCGCGTTACCCAATAACATACTCCGGACCAGGCGAATGGAACGGCGCACTGATATCCCCCTGCCAGTTTCCTGCGCTCAAGTAATGATTTCCGTATTTCTTCAAGGGACATCAGCAGTGTATCAGCGTCTATTTTGATGATGGGCTCCCGGCCCGGGATATCACGCATGCAGGACAACATGCCGCGGATACATTCGAGGCCATTCAAGTTCCTGTTGCGTTCAAAATAGGTCTTTTTGTAAATGATGTCCCTTCCCCTTGGGATGTCTTTTCTTGCGAGAGGGGCTTTTCCGTCGTCAAACAGGTAAATCGTACAATCAGGATCAACCCGGCGGATTTGACCAACGCACAATTCAAGGCATTTATAATCTTCTCTATAACAGAATATTGCGTAATTCATTTTTATTAATTTATTGGTGAATAAATTTTGGAAGTTACAATCCATTCCCCCTGCTGGATATAGATTTTCCCGTTTTCGTCCCGGTGCAGGCGTATTGCGTGGTCGCTGTCGCAAACCAACACCGTCCATGAATCGCTTATAAGATTATCAGAGCCATCCGGCTCCGTGTCTGCGTACAGCTCCACAGCCAATTTATTATTCCGCAGAAACAGGCCTGCCTTCACACCGTTGACGGCATCAGACCAACTTGATTCATAATCCAGCACAACATACTTCCCATTTTTCCGCAGGGGCGCGCGAAAGCTCAATTCTTCCGCGTCGCCTCCAGGAGTGACCGCAAGAGACAATACTCCCCTGGTGGCCCTGGACAGTTTGATTTTCCACCCTCCCCATAAATCATGCTCCGTATCATCAATTGTCAAATCCACCTCGCCTTTCAATCCCTCCTGCGACACACTCAGGTCAACAGGGATTCTTCCCTCTTGCCCCGTTGAAGAAGAAACCGTGGAATCAATCCTGACCTGCAGGATTTCCGTCTGGATGTCATGGCCATCCGCCCCTTTTTCCGTTTTCCATTCAAGGCCGTCTCCCGGCTGCACCTGCTGAAAACTCCGTGAATCTTTGATTCTCACGCCAAGCCTGACCGGCCCATCTTCTGCCCCGCCCTCCCCTTTCCCCTTTTTCTGCACCAGCCATACCTTCAAATTGCTGTCGGCACCCAAATCTTCTTCTTCTTCACTGGAAGATTCAATATTCAGAGTCAGTTCCTTTTCGGTCTCTTCTTCCTTTTCGTTCTCTTCTTCCTTGAGTTCCAGCGCGCACAAAGGATCCGTCTTGAGCTTGAATTTCTCAAATTCCCATTTGATTGCATCCCAGTTGATACAGGTAATTCCTTTGTGCCTGTAGATAATGGATTGGTCGCGTTCCTCAAACTCGCCAACAATAATGTAGGCCTCACCCTCTTCTGCCCCCGGCGGTTCTTTCCCTTTTTCCAGGATTGCAACATATGCCTCCCATGTGTCCGGATCATAGGTCACATGAACCCACACCTTATCGCCTGATTGGAAGGTTGCTTCATATTCGCTGATTTCCATGCATTCCGTTTTCAGCGATATTTTTTCTTCCTGTTCCTCTTTGTCTTCCTGTTCCTCTTTGTATGCGGACAACAGCACACCCCCGGAGATCTTGCCGGAAAGGCTACCTTCCTCATCATCCGTGATTTCCACCAAATCAAAGGCCAGGGGGCGGGAACCGCGCTGATAAGGGGAAATGAAAACGTTCTGCCCGCCGCCACCGCGCAAGGCTGTTTTGCCATGCGCGGCCGCATTGACGGCATTTGTAAGAGCATTGGCCCAATCCGCCTTAATTGGGTCGCCCTTGGTGATATTATCCATTTTTGTACAGGTCCGCAGACCAGCCTCCGGGGTTGGATTGGGTGTATTCTTCCGTAATTTCGTATTCCCGATTGCCTACTTTGTGGACGGAATACCGGGTAAAGAGGTAATCAAGCTTATACCCTTGCACGTTCGTTGCGCCTCCAAACTCGCCGCCCTGGACAATCTTACCCACGCGTTCCACCTTGGACGGTTCCACACGGCGCGCCGTGTAGGTTTTCGTGATGACCGTATTGTTCTGTGATATTTTTTTATACCCGAGCGTGATATACGGCGTGATGGGCGTAACGGGCAATTGAATATGTCCCGGCGTTTCGTCTTTTTCGCATTTCAGCCGGTACTGTCCATTGCTGCACATGACAAGGCCGCCGGACAAATAAACGGCCAGAATCAGCATATCCCCCTCCGGATATTTGCTGCTTCCGTCCGGATTCCGCAGCTTGTAATAGCTCAGCAAGGGTTCAAGAGTCATATTTGAACGGTCGCTGATCTTGACTTTGTATTTCTCGCTCGCCTCACCTCCGCCTTCCGGATCATCCGGGGATGGGTTGCCCTCCTCATCCTCTTTGACACCTTCGGATGGATAGGAGTACGTTACGGTGACCTTGTAAGCCGTCGGAGAATGCAGGGAGATTTTATAACCCGTCGCCACCATGCCGGGAGCATTGGGATTGGTTGACGCGGCCGCCCATTTGGGACGCCGGAACCCGGCAATGGGAACAATTTCCGATTGCGAGACGGTACGGTTCACTCTGTATGTCCCGTAGGCCTGGTGGCTACCGGCATCCGGCGTAATGTCCGTGTTAATCCGTAAATCGTTTGTCCAGATCATGAGCCAATAATCAAAATTCCTTCTTCTAAAATCTGGGAGAAGGATTGCGTGGTTTCCATGTTCCGCCCATAGGTATTCTTGTCTTCCCCCATCTTTACAAAATTGCCGCCTCCCGCAGAAATCAATGATTGAAGGGCGGCATCAGGCCCCTTTCCTTCCGTGGTCGTGATGGAATAGGAGCAGGATCTTGTGTAATAGTCAGTGATTCCCTTATTAATGATCTTGTTGAACAAGTCAGAAAGTTCCTGGGAGTATTTAACACCCCCCAGGCCGAAATCATACGGATCTTTCCTTTTCAGCCTGGAATCAATCTTCAATGATTCAATATCCACGCGGCCCGACATAATTGCTTCATAAGCTTTCTTCAGATCCGGATTATCCTGAAACATGGATTTGAAATCCGGATGGTCAAAGATGCTCTTGCTCGCCACGCCGGCCGTAAATTCCCAGGTGGTTTTCGTGTCTTTGGGGTCAAAGTCCCATGTGTCCGGATCTCCGGGTTCCGGATCGTCAGGCTCTTCATCCTCCTGCGGAGCGTCTTTTTTAAAGGTACAGGACGTTTTCCACAAATCCGCCATCCGTGAATGCTGGTAACCGGACAGGGTCAAATCCGTGAAGCCCGGAACATGACAATGCAGAGAGTAAGAAGGCGTGAATTTCTCCCCGGGGGGCGCCACGTAAGAAACGCTTGCCGACCAGGAGCCATCATCAGACATGGATGCTTCAAAGTCTCCCTGCCATCCGTACCCGCCTGTGTGTTTAATATCCTTGTTCATGTCAGCTAAAGAGGGCAACACCGCCTTTCTCGGCCTTTTCCGCAATCGTCCTGAGGTATCCGTTGGAAGTCTGCACTTCCTTTGTGAGGGAGTCCACGGCAGCGGAAAGGCCGGCATCCCCCTTTCCCACCAGGCTAAAGAGGGAACCGAAACCAGACCCCACACGGGATACGCTTGAAAGCGTCTGCTGTACTGCGTCAAACCGTGTTTTAAACGCATCGGATATTTCCTGCGCCCGCGCCCTGGAATCCTCTTTTTCCTTTTTCTCCCTTTCCCTTTTGTCCTCAATCTTGTATGTCAGAGAAACCTTCTGTTCCGCCAGCCCCAGGGCGTCATGCTCATTCATGCCGCTTTTCACGAGGGATTGCATTTCCTTCCGCACATCCCGCTGCTTTTCCAGTTCGCGCAGCTTCTCCTTTTCCCCAGCGAGCTCGGCCTGCATGATGGCAATTTCTTCCTGCGCATCCTGTCTCAAATCATTAACGGCTCTGTTCTTTTTATTTAATTGAGCGTTAATTTCCCGGATGGAGTCAGCAACAGATAACAGCTTTTCGTATCTCGTGGCTGCATTAAAATCTAAAGCTCCTGCTTGGAATTTTTTTTCAAGTAATTTCAATTCCTCTTCCAAATCATCCAAGGAAATATGTTGAACAGCGGCTAATTCGTCTTCAAGCTGTTTCTTTAGACCATCGACTGATAAATCATCCTGTTTCTTTTTAGGCTTTTGCTTATTTGCTTTATCTCTTGTTTCATTAAGCTTCTCCATTGCATCGTTCAAATCAGCGGCAGCCCTCGCTTCCTTCTGATTGTTTTCTACGATCTCTTTAATTGATTGCTTCTCATTCTCCCTCCACAAAACTCCTTCTTCTATTTCCTCAAGAAGTTCTTGACGGGCGGCAATCATCCTGTCAATAGCCTCAATTTCCGCCTTTGCTTCTGCACTGTTTACGCCATCGTTTGCAATATAATTCTGACGGATGCCGCGTTGTTTAATAAGATCATCCCATTCTTTACCTAGCCGCTCTTGAACAAGCTCAATTTCATCATTGCTTTTGGCCTTGGATATTTCTTCCCTGATTTTATCAGATGAACCGTAATCAATCAGATTTTTCCTTTGGTCATACGTCCCCTCTTGATATGGATTTTCCCACTTTCCATTCACAAAAATCCCTGTAAGACCAGCAAAACCAGCCTGAACTCTAGATAACATGATCTCAAAAAGAGATAAATTCTCTTGATTCATGGCGTAAAAATGAAAACCAACCTCGGAGGCCTCTTCTATTCGAGATGTCAGGTACTGAAAAAGCCCGGCCGTTTTTGAGACATTATCACTCACCAGATCCCCCATAGCATTTTCAAAAGTCGCCTTGAGCGTTTCCCATGAACCGATGGTCGTATTAGACAATGCGGAATTCTTCCCGGAAAATTCCGCGTCACGCATTTTCTTCATGGCGTTCACGTACTGGTCAGCGGAAATTTCCCGCTTCTTGGCGAGCTCAACAACCTGTCTTTCCGCCACGCCCATTTCTTCCGCCAAAGCCTTGATAATGGGAATGCCCTGATTCTGCAGCTGGTTAATGGCCCGTGAATCGGCAAATCCGTTTGCCATCACCTTCGCCCATGAATTGGAAAGCTGCTCTGCGGAAATCTTTCCGGACGCGGCAATATCTGCAAAAACTTTCGACCAGCTCATGATAGCCGTATTATTTGTCCGAAAATGCATGGCCAGGTTTTGAGCGGCTTTCCCTAAATCGTCCAGGCTAACAACGCCATTTGCCGCCAGATGATCAAGCTGGGACTGCAAATCCCTGGCCGACTCAATATTTTTTGTATAGGAAGATAACTGTACCGCCATGTATTCATCATCCATCGCGTCATTGATTCCTGTTTTGACAGCGCTCCATGCCGCCCCAAATCCTGCCGCGGCAGCGCCGGCAGCCGTAATTGCAGGCAATAACTTCTTGAAAGACGCCCCCAATCCCTCTACGTCAGCCTTACCGCCCTTAGCAACACGCATATTTGCCGCCTGCCCCGAGGTCTCGCGGATCTTTTCCTTAATGTTCTCCAGTTCTTTGAGCAATTCCGAAGAATCTCCGGAGAATTTAAACTTTACGGCACTCATTCTTCAACATCAACAGGCTTGTTAAACAGAGCGTCCAAACGCTCCAAATCAGCATGATCCACCTTCCGGGCATGGGTGTAATAACAGCTTACGCCATTTGCAACACATTCGCTCATCAGGAACTGCAGGATCATGCTGTAGGGAATATCATATTTAATGTAATTTAAGGGATAGCCCGTTTTCGACGCAATCGCCCAAACCACCTGGATAAAATAGTCCGGCCTGTCCCCTCCCGTTTTTTTTTGGAGTCCTCAACAGTAAAAGCGGCTTCATCAACCTGCTGCGCCTGCATACCTACCAGGGATGAAATACGCTGCATTTCATCAGGGCTTAATTCATATTTGAATCTTCGGACGGCTTCCTTAAACGCTTCAAGGCTCATGGACTCAAGCGTTTCAATATCCTCCGTATGAATATAAATATATTCCACAATGCAGCCCAGATTCATGCTCCCGTCCATGAATCCACAGTTAAACCGCTGCATCAGCTCCATGCTCCCAATAGACAGGGGACGGAGCTTCAAGGCTTTTTCCTCATCTTTCATCATATTCCAACACTCAAGAGTTCAAACGCCCCATGATTTCCATTTTATCCTCTTCCGGACAATTCTCCGGAATTAAGGCGACCTTCTCCCCATCCCTGGAACGGATGCAGGCTATTTTCCGGAATCGGGAAAGGCCAGACAGAATGCCGCGGCGGCAATCAAAGGCCGCCTTGACCAGGGCAAACGGATCTTCCGGATTGTTCTTCACAAAATCAGGATCCTTCCACTTCCTGATCATTTCCCGCGTCTCCAGGGTATCCGTAAAATAAAAAACCTTCCGTTCTCCCCGGTCTGTAATGATTATCTCCGCCCGCTTGGCAATAGGGGCTGTAGCAGCGAGCAAAGCGCTGGCGAGATTAATATCTTCAATATTGATTATATTATTCATGTTCTGTCTATTATATTATTTTTTGTTTGAGGGGAGGGGAGGCGTGAAGCTCACCCCCCTTAAATTTGTCATTCGGAAGCAATATCCGGATTCAGAGCAACGATATTAGGACCATAAGTAGCTTTAACCGTGAAACTCCTATAATTCTGCGTCTCCATCTTCACATCCACGCTCTTGCAAATGGCCTTAGTCACCTTTGCCGGAATTTCTTCACCGGAATTCTTGATGCAGAGATTCAAGACATCAGCATGCACATCAACAATATCGCCAATGTGGGGCACTTCCGTGCCAGTCTTTCTCATATAGGCTTCCCAGGTAATTTCACAGCGGGAATCATAAAGCGTGTTCCCCTCCATCAATCCCTTGTCCCCAGTAAGTTCTACATCACCTTTGGCCGACCATGAATAACTAACGGAAGAAATGATTGCTCCGAATTCCTGTTCACCGGAATAATTGAGCCCGAAAATACCTTCTCCGTGCTGGATAAAATCAGATGCTTTTGCCATACAAATGGCCGTGCGTTGCGCTTCCGGCTGCTCCACCACCATTTCCCGCTTGACAAAATCGCAGAATGAGGCATATTGAAGGCGTATTAGTTCCGAACAATTCACATGTTCACCTCTAAATCAAACCCCCCGGAGTGGCTGCTCCGAGGGGTTTTTCCTTTAGTTGAACAGAACTATCAGAAGTTCAATCAACCGTTGTATTAGTTCCTGTTGTCTCACATATTACACCTCCTTTTTTAATCCGGGACCAACCCGGCACGTGCATAATACAGAAATCCGTATCTTTTTGCAATATATTTCTACGGATAAATTTTATATATTAGATTGATTATCAAAATAGTATAAAACTATCTTTCAATATAACGCAATGTCCAAGTAGTTACCCAGTCATCATCATCCAGCGTAGCCGAATAATCCGTAATATTGAAAAAATCACACTGTTCACCACAATCCAGCCGGAATAACGTCTCCACAAGGGTTCTTTCCATTTCCGAATCAGACCGGTTATTGATCAGAATCATGGAAAGCGTATATTCCCTGGCGGGCAAAGGCGCCCAAGGCTGAGTATACCCGGCCATGCCTATGACGACGCAGGGCTTACGTTCTATGTCACTGTTACTCCCGGCTTTGTAGACAGTAAACCCGGAATTCCTCAAATGACTGATGACACGATCCATAATCATACCCTGTTTCTCCTTTGCCACTCATGGTGCAATTTCAAGTTCGTGGCCTGCAATGCCTTGGTTTGGACAAACGGTACAAGCGCCTTAAGCATAGCCTCCGAGGCATAAGACAGATTATTTTCAATTTCGATACCTCCATCAGGCAACTTCTTGATTGTCCCGTTTTTCCCATGCCGCGCAATCCATTGAGGCGCACGAGCAGCCCATCCATAAGAAGTATTAATCAGCCACCCTGATTTTGCCTTCCCGATATGCTTGAATACCTTATTCTTATAGTTCTCCGTACTCTTTCTATTGAGCACGACATTCCCAGTAAAGGAGGACACACGACCATTCTTCCGGGCAGAAGTATGAAATTCCGGGCTGTAACTCTGATAAAAGCGCACAACCTGCCCAAAAACATCCGTCGCCACTTCGGCAGCCTTTTGAGGATCTGCCTTTAAAGAAAGCATGCCGGCAACCTGTCTTGCCCTTTTTATGTCTCTTTCCTTTAGTTGGTTGATAAACGATCCAACACCGCGCCCGGCGCGGGAAACGTCCCGGCTGACAGCCCCTTCCCCGGATTTTCTTCCGGAAACCTTTGATTTGCGATTTTTTCCCAGCGGAAGAGTGGCGTTAAAGCACATCCCGCTGGCGGTATTGTAGGCAAGCAACGTAGTATATAAATTTCCGAAACGCTCAATATTCGTTTTCGCCTTTTTCAAGGCGCTATCCATTCCTTTCACATCTATCCGGACTTCCATGCTACTCATATAAATCGGCTGATAAAGTTAATACCTTGTAAACACAATTACTTGTGACGGCGGTAATCTTGAATTTCATCCCTTCGCACCCCACACGCCCCCCAATCTGAAAAGCGTCCCCTGTCTGGATGTGAATGATGCGGTCCCGCTGGTTGCAATACCCTCCTTCCTGGCGTTCAATGGTTATGTCCCGGGAATTCATGTACCCCCGGTACGTCTGGCCATTGTAGACAATTTCTGTCTGTGGCAATACCCGGTTAATACTCCGGTGAGCAACGTTGGCAGCCTCTGTGAATCTCATACAAATGGCGGTGCGTTGCACAAAAAACCGCCCCGGACAAATCCGGGACGGTAAACACCAGCATGAATACAAAGAAAATCAGCCTTCATCTGACGCAACAGCAGCGGCAACGTATCCTTTCACCTTGTCAGCCTCGAGAATCTTTGCCCCGAACATCAGGCCCAGAGAAGCCCATTCCGCGCGAGTTTTCAAATCAAGCCAAGTGCAAAACAGGATAGAAAGACCAGCAAGACCTTCCACCTGAATGACCTCGGAATGGATATCATCCTTGAAAGCCTCGTCGATCTCCGGAAGGGCGGAACCAACAGCAACCGCACCTCCATCATAGGAAATACCGACTACGTTATCAGCAAAGACGGAGGTCTTGACCTTATGGATGGAATCAAATCCGTAAGCGCCTCCATCAAGCCGGAATTCCGTCGTATTTTCCGGAAGAATAGCTCGGTAATAATCAGGCGCCAGCAAAAGGCGAGGTTCGTCGGATTCTACGTCTCCGCTGAGGTTGATGCACTTACGCTTTGTGAAAGCGTCAGCCGTACCAATAACCTTGGCTCCATCCGCTGTAACAAGGGAAAGTATGCGCTTGTTCAAGTTATTGGCAAACGCCGTAGCGTTCGTTTTTGCCAAATCCGCCAATTTCCACCCATTCCGCTTTTCGGCGGGCGTAATGCGCCAGGGTTGATGGAGTTCAGTAAGTGACAGGGGGATTAAATCCCCTTCATTTTCTTTATCCGTCTGGTAATCAGAAGGGTTTTCAGTAATATTTCCGGCGGCTTTTACATTCTTGAATTTAATCTCAGAAGCATACTCCATTCGGAAATCCTTCTTAAAGTATTCCAGCGGAGCCAGCGCTTTACGCAAAGAAGAAATGACTTCACTGTGAATAACTATCTTGTGAGCATCTGAAAGAGCCATAATTCTAAAAAATGGTTTTAATCGTTAATATTGTTATTGATTACTTGCAAAGTTTTGCCAACTCATCCTTATGAGCAGCATAAAACTTCCTCTGTTCCTCTCCGGAAAGAGCTGAGTACTGCTCCAGGATAGAGGAGTTTTCTTCACCGTCTTCCGGCTTATCCACTACGGCTTTATGTCCCATACCAGCCACCATTTCAGCGGCCTTCTGGCTCGCCTTCGTATCGGCTTCTTCCTCAAGCTGGTTTTTCTTGAGGGCAACGGATGCGTGGAGCTTGACATTCTCCTTTTCCAGGGCTTCAACACGCTCACAAAGAGCTTTAATAGAGGATTGGATTTCTTTAATCCCATCCTTTATTTCTGCCCCAAAAGAGGCAAGCTCTTGTTTGAGCGCATCAACGATATTTTGATCAGACTTGAATAGTGCCATACTTATGGCAAAACCGTTGCGTTTTCATACCACTCCAGGAAAATCGACCCAGGGTATTACATCATCAATCAGGCCTAGGGAAACAGCATCTTCCGCCACAAAAACCTTGCCGGAAAACGCATCCGCAGATAAACCGGGACGTCCTGAAGCCACAAATTCCTGAAACCGCCCGGCGATCTTGTTGCACAAATCCCTGTAATAGGCGATTGCCTCCGTATTCATCGGGGTTTCCGGATGCTTGAAAACAGCATCATCATTCGTGATGGTCAATATTTCCTCACTCTTGGCATTCCACAGGCTGATGACCGTCCCGATACTGCCAACCAGTGCCGTTTCCGTCACGACCACTTGATCACAAGCGGAAGCCAAATAATAGGCGGCAGAGCAGCACATGCCTTTGACATAAGCCACTGTTTCCACTGGCAGAGATTTAATCAATTCTGCTGTTTCATGACAGCCTTGCACGTCACCTCCCGGAGAGTCAAAAATGAAAACAACTTCATCAATGTTCCCGGCAGCACCCTTTATTTCCTTCACGATGGACTGATAATTCGTGCCGCCCAGGACTTCATTCAACGGCACGCCGTCACCGTATAGAGGCCCAATCACGTCAATCACCAAGGATGACCCAATTACCCGCGCTTTTTGGCGTGTCTGGATGAAAAATGAGAAGTCAAAATTCGGATTCCCTGCGGCTTTCGGCTCCAGGCTCTTCCGCTGGCGAATCTTCGCCAGCCATGCAGTTTCTTCACAATATAACGGTTTCATCACATTAAAACTTCCTGATATAATCCGGAGAGATTTCTACTCCAAATTCTGCTTCAGCTTCACGGCGCAACTTCTCCGCAATGGCGGCTTCCCTGGCACGTATTCTCAAATGGTCCTCAACCTGCGTTCCGTTTTCCTCACAGATTTCTGTGAGGTTTTTAATACCGGCATTGTACTCTTTCAATTGGCTGTTGGAGTCGCGGCCCATGTCTACGCTTGGACGCTTGGCGCGGCTGAACATCATGTTCCACCAGCCTTCCGCGTGCGGGATGTCCTCCCGCTGGATACCTACGGCCAAGATATACTGTACAAGCAGTCTGGCAGCATCTTCAAGCAGCGTGGCCCGATCTCGCGTGGTATTGTCAAATTTGGACAGAGACATTCTGTTCCCAACGCCGCTTGAATCCGGATTGACCACGATATCATAGGGCACACCCACCCCGGATAAAACGCCCTTCAGAAGCCGTTCTGAAAAACTCATGTAGTTCGGAGAGGGGCGCTCAATCTTCAGGGAGTCAAGGGAATCTTCAGACTTCAAAAATACAATTTGCTTATCACCAGTATTCCGGATGAGCACCTCCCCATTATTGGACGGTTTGGCATAAGCCTGCGTTATGTCAACTTCTCCCGTTTCGTTCTTTTTTACCAGGGCAATTTGTGACGCAATCTTCATGGCCCCAAGTTCGGCTGTATTGATATCATCAATGTATCGGAATTCCTTGAGGCCATGAGAGAAGAGAGGCTCGCCCCGGCAGGAGGAAAGAAAGTCGTCATCCACGATATGAAGTATTGAGGATGCCGGGATGATTTCACCTCCCCCTGGTTCGTCGCCGTCCAGCCAATAAGCGATTTCACGTCCCATGCGATTGGTTATGACGCCGTGCAGCACGTTCAATCCCTTATATTTTCCAGAGTCAATAAGGCCATTTTTAGGAGAGCAAACACGGTTTGCCCGGATAAATTGCAGTTGAGGAAACCCCGTCTTGCTTTCCGTCAACATTACAAAGCAATCCCCATCAATGTCGATGGCGGTGGAGATCAGATACAGGAGCGAGTGAAAATTCTTTCCGTTCACGCATGCAACTTTGTAAAACGCCTTGATGTACTCGTCATACTTCGCCGCAACTTCCGGATTCTTGCACAGAGATTTGAACAGAAACGCTTTCCCGATAGAGTATTCAGCCTTCATGTTCACGGCACCTTTTACAACGCCGTTGTTCTTGTACAACAGACGGGACGCGGAAATAAGGTTCTTCCGGGTAAGACTCCCGGAAAGCTGTTCCGGTTCTTTGAGATAATTCGGAAGCCGCTGCAGCCCGTCATCATAACTGCCGCTCTTGTAAATGGGGCGGCTTGAAAACGGCCGGCCGAACTGATCCAAAATCTGGACATTTCCTGCTTTCATCGAAACACTATCCTTGCAACGTTATTCCCTCCTTCAAACCGGCCATGCTCAAGAGAACGAATAGCCATCCCCAAAGCTTCCACCCATAAATCAATAGTCATGGATCCTGGCGCGAACTGGAATGAACTGTCCCCCACGTTCCCTTGAGTGATTTCCTTTCCCTGGTTTTCAATGATATCTTCAACAGCCTTATCCAAAGCTTCTTTCAAACGGGGTATGCGTTCATCAATGTCCACCGCTCCCCAGGCATAAAGAGCTTTTGCAATCCGTAACAT